ATACATGCCCCCCTCCCCCCCCACAAGGAGCCAAAATAGACGAAAAAAAGAGCGGCATTCCTGCCTTCTCGTCTGTTCTAGTCAACTGTGAGGAACCGCAGGGGCTTACGTTAAGCACACCTGTTAGGGTGTACCACTGCATGGAGTCGTTTTCCATGCATCCGTACCTGCAAGTTTATGGCGGGAGTTTCGCCAATTAACCACGGGTTTTCGATCATGTAGGGTTTAACATACCTACTCCATCTCTTACATTTTTTATTACTTCGTTGTTTGTTGTGTATTTTTTTACAAAACACAAGAAATCCCCTTAGGATTACTATGATCCTAAGGGGAATTTGTTTATTTAGAAGCTAAATATTGTAATTGATTGATTGTATTACCAGAAACGTTCTTAGTTACTTTATTAACTTGACCTTGGATATTTTGAGATACCATGTTAATCTTTTCATTAAGTTTGTTACCTAATGTAGCCATTGCACCTTGTAAGCCGTTTTGAACGGTTGTTACTTGTTGTGCAGTTTGAGCTTGATTAGCTTGTAAAGTACCAATACCTGCAGTATTACCAGTAATCTTAGTCAATTCAGTATAGATTGCTCTTAATAAAACAATATCTTCAGATTCTCCACCACCAGTAGATTGGATAGCTGCATCAATAGCACCTCTACCAAATTGTGCTTGTGGAGTTGGATTAGATCTATTATTAGATGCTTCCATCTTTTCGATAGCTAATTGTGTTTGTTTAGGAACACCTTTAGCTCTACCAAAGAATTTACCAGTACCTAAATTATCTAATGTAGAATCATTTTTAATTTCTGCTTCAGATCGTGTAGCTTGTCCAGTTGGTACACTAGATTTACCATCACCACCTGTAGCAATATAACCATTAATATTTTCAGCACCGAAGTCATTAGCGATATCACCTTTAACGATTTGGTTTTTACTAGAGGAGTTACCCCAATATCCACCTTTACCGTCAGCGATAACTACATGATCGGCTTCAGCATCACCTTTAAGTGTATTAAGAAGAACTACGTCACCTTCAGTACCACCTTGAGATGCTGTTTTGAATGCATATGGTTGACCTTGTTGTTGAGCATTAGTCTCAGCATTAGGTACATACATATCAATTTGTTTAACACCGGCTTGTTGGAGGTATTTATTAACGAATGTAGTACATCCATTATTACCATAACCTTGTTGACCAACCATAGAGTCAGCCCAATTAGATGCAGCTTTAGTGTTACCGCCACCAATAGCACCACCAACACCACCAGACGCAGAACCTCCGATATTGCCTCCCAAATCTATGCCTAGCATTGCTCCTAAGTTAGATTTCATGGAATTATACATATCGAAGAGTGGAGATAATAAACCAGGTCTCTTTGCAGGACCAGAGGCACCAGCTTTACCACCAGTAATACTAGTTACTTTACCAGTACCTTTAGATTGTAAGATTTCTCTTGCAGCTTGTTTACGTCCTTCTAAGTTAGCAGATGGCATATGAGGTCTTTCGTATTTTCTACAGAAGATCTCAGTAGCATTATCTATATCACTAGTTTCAGCAAAGAATTCAGCAGCAGCTGCAGATTCAGAACCTTGCAATTCATATTTGATGAATTGTAATTGGATATCCAAATCAGATGGATCTTTACCAGCTCTTTGAGCATATTCAGCGAGGCTACCTTTACGGTCATCCCATTGGCAGAGACCGAAGCCACCACCGCCACCGATTTCACTAATAGCTGGATCAAATCCAGATTCAATAGCCATATTACCCATAATCGCTGCAGTATGAATATCACCGAATCCTAAACCTTGGAGTTTATTCCAAATGATAGGTACATTGCCTTCAATACCACGACCAAATCTAATACCTTGACCGAATTTACCACGACCAAATCTACCTCTACCGAAAGCATTAGCAGTTGTAGTATTACGTAGTACGTCTCGGATATTATATTGCATATTATCACGATTAGACTCAGGGTCTTGGATTGTAACTTTACCAGTACGAGCATCATAACCAGTTGCAGTTACATAGTGAGGATAAGATCCGAATGGATGAGCACTAGATGTACCAGATTTAGATTCACCTTGAAGTACAACTGGATTACCAGATTTCAAAGCATTGATTGTACCACTAGCATCAGTAGAATAAGATGTAGCACCATGGCTTGCAGCATAGCCTTCAAAGAAGGATGGAGCAACACCAGTATCAGTACCCTTATACCCCCCGGAAATAGCGAAATTAGAAGCTTCGGCTGGATTAATTGTACCTGCACCAAGCGCCATAAGAGCATTAGCACCAGCAACTGGACCACAACCAGAATCTCCAATAGTTTGATTTATACTATCTCCAGATGTATTAAAGTTAATACTTGCATATCTAGGATCAGTTTGTTTAAAGTATTTACCTGTACCTAAAACTTGAGCTTGTAAATCTCCAGCTTGAGATGCAAGTCCACCTATTAAACCACTAGTTCCTTGGGAGAGCTTATTCATGTCATTTTGCATGCCACCAATTAAGCCACCACCATTAGCAATACCTTTACCGATATCAACTGGACCATTTTTACCAGTACCTTGAGCACCAGGTGTAGGACCAGCTTGTGAAGCTACCTGTTGAGCATTCGGTTTATAAGCAGGCTGTTTCTTATTACTATCTCCACCAAATGCAGTTTTGATATCATCTATGAAGCCTTTATCTTTATCATATACTTGATCATTATATTCTTCGATAGTATCGATTTTCTTTTCAGCAGTTTGATTATATTGGTTCAATGCAGCCAATGCACGTTGTTGCATTGGAGCAACTGTATCAGTTAATTCCCAAATATAAGCTAATACTTTAAAGAATAATTGAGGTCCGATTACACCGAATAATAATGAATCGACAGCAGATGCTAAACCAGCTACCCATTTGATATCTTCATTTGGAGGTTGTTCATCAGCAAGAACTTCAGCAACGTTATACCAACGGCTAATACCAGTTGTAACAGAAGCAGCTAAGTCTAATGCAGTAATAATAGCAATTACGATACCACCGATACCAGCAGTAAATACTGTAGCACCTAAGTAAGTACCAGCTTTAGCTACTAGCTTACCGAATTTAGCAGAAGCTTTAATACCATCCAAAATCATTTCAGCTAATTTAGGAGCAAATTGTGCACCTTTCTCAGCTAACTTAGGGATATAAGTAGAAACCTTCTCTAAACCTTTAGTTAAGATATCTTTTAAGAAATCCATAACTTTATCTGCAGCTTTAGATGCAACTTCACCAACTTTACTGATACCTGATTTAACCAAGTCAGTCATTTTGGAGATTACACCACTGTTAGCAACAGACGCTTTAGCAGTTCCATCTAATAAAGAAGAACCAACCACACCAGCTCTATCTCTGATAGCCCAACCTATTCTGGATAAACCATTCTTAGTAGCACCAAAAGCTTTATCCATCATAGAAGAAGATAGTTTACCTAATCTACTAGCTTTAACAGCATCTTCAGAAGTCTTAGCAATCTTACCGAGATCTTTACCAAACTTAGTAGATTTATAAATACCAGCACCTAATTTAAGAGCAGTGCCTATTCCTTTACCACGACGTAAGGCTGTAGTGAAACCGCCAATTCCTCGTGCAAATTTATAAGCTTTGCCACCACCAAGTGCTGCTGCTTTACCTACACTAGTAATAGCTTTACCAGCTTTATAAGCCTTATATCCGACATATCCAGCTGCACCTGTTGCAACTGCCATAGATGTAGGATCTCCACTAGTAAACATATCCCAGAGCATATTAGCCCCAGCTTTCATACCATCCAAAATCATTGGAAGTACTGCATCTTTTAAGAAACCACCAACTGCTGGTAAAATTGTATGAGTTAAGATTTTACCTAATTCAGGAAGCATTGGTCCAATGAAGGATAATAATAAACCACCACCAAGGATAGTTCCTAATCCACCAAATAAACCACCTTTACCCATTACACTATCTACGATATCATGTAAGAAACCTTGAGATTTTTCCTTAACATTTTTGGCACCTTCTTTAGCAGAATCACCAAAACCTTTAAGTTTACCAAGAGCTTTAGAGAATATAGAACCTTGACGTTCAGCATTCTTTTCATCTTTAGCATCTTCTTCTTTTTTCTTATCATGAGCAGATTCAGTATCAGCTTTATTTCTAGAGCCATCTGTAGATACATATGTCTCATTGCCGTTTTCATCTACAGAACGTTGACCAGTAGAACCAGTACCAGCAATAGCTGTAGCTTGACTAGCAGAAGCCGTTTTAGGAATAGCAACACCAGCCATAGCCGTAGCTGCAGAGGATTTACCTTTATTAAGACTCTTAGCAAATGCTACTTTAGTATTAGCACTGCCATTATCAAACATATATCGATTATTCCAAGCCCATTCTGCATCATTAACAGAAATGGATGGATCCATACCATAACCAACAAGAGTTGCTAAGAACTCAAGTTTGTCTTCTGGCATCTTGATATATTTAGAAATAGAATCTGTGAATTCAAATTTCTTATCGCCACGGCTCATGTATGTAGCGATTTTGATAAGGCTCATAAATGCGGAGTCAGTAAGTTTCTCACGTGCTAAAGCAGATGGATCACCAATAGACTTAATAGCCATAGGACCCATTACTAATGCTAATTGAGAATAACGTTCAATAGTCTTAGTATCAAGTTTAGCTAATTGATCGAGATTGATTTCCATATCTTGAGGTAAAGCTTTAAGAGCAGCAAGTCTATTCTTATTACCTTTACCAGTAAAGGAGGAAGCACTCATTACGCTACCAGATACTTTAAGATGGCTAAAGTTGTTATCAATAACTTTTTGGTTATTAAGATAGCTTTTCTTAAGAGCATTGTTTTTAGCTTTAGTAAGATTAGCTTGTCTATTAGCATCAAAGTGTTGATCGTCATTACCACCATGATCATTTTTGATTAAGTTATCTCGAATTTCTTCAAGAATAGAGTTAGTAGATTGCATACCTTCAGCTACATTCTTAGCTTCTTCGGATGTAAACTTTTCACCATTTTTACCAATCAAACGTTCTGCAGTCTCTGCACGATCACGTTCAGCGGAAACTTGATCTAAAGCAATACCAAGAGACTTTCTATCAGTAGGATCGATATTGAGAGATTTAAGATGAGCTCTAGCATTTTCAATCTCTTTATTAGAATACTTCTTCTTACCAATAGCAACTTGGATTCTAGGCATTTCCTTAGCAAAGATATTAATTACTTTAGTACGATCAGACTCAGGGATATCTAGTCCATTGATTAGACTCATAGCCCCACGTTCATCACCATCATAAGCATATCTTGCAAGTTGTTTAATAACACTAGCAGGTAAATACTTCTTAAGACCATCTTCCAAACGTTTAACAGCTTTACGTTCTTCACCGCCACCAATTTTAAATTGGCTCTTCATAACGCTTAAGCTACTTTCAAGTTTAGTTAAGTCTTCTGCAGAAGCATTAGCTAAATATTGGTCTCTAGATTTATTACCATAATCTTCAGAGCTCATGATATTAAGACGTTCTTGAGCACTAAGATGATCTGCTTGACCCTTACGGATCATTTTAGCATTACCCCAGTTATTGAATTTACGTAAACCAGAGCCAATACCTCTCATAGGAGCACCGACTACAAATTTAGTTAAATCTCCAATACCACTGAAGCTACGACCCAATACTCTACCTACAGGACGCAATACCATATCAGATAATTGCTTACCAATAAGCATACTGAATGGACCACCAAAAGCTTTCTCTAGAATATTAAACATACCATATTTTAAGCTACGTCCCATATTCTTGAAAGATTGAGCAATCATCTTACCAGTACCTTTAAGAGGACTGAAAAGATTATAATCCATAAATTTATAGAAGTCTTGATATAAAGTTGTACCAAAGCGACGTAATGGATTTACTACATGCTCTTTTAAAGCACCAACTAGACCACCTTCACGTTCACCTTTTTCATTCTTCTTACCAAGAACCATATCATGGAATTTACTAGAAGTACCAATAAGACCTAAACCAGCACCAAGACCAAAGTTCATTAATAAGCCCATTCCTGTAGGATCTAGTAAAGCAGCAGCTCCACCAAAACCAGCAATCTTAGGCATATTCTTTTTAACGTAGTCTTGTACTTTCTTAGGAATGATACCATCTTTACGACCTATCTCTTTACCATCTTTATCATAATAAGTTTTACCGAAGATTCTTTCGTTAACTTTCTTATTATTCTTAGCAAGAGAATAAGCACCACCTATAGCAATAGCACCAACTGGACCGAATCCAAGCATTAAGCTAGGAATAATACCAGCAGCTGCACCTTTACCAAGGTCAGGCATATATTTCTTAAATAATGCTTGTTGTTTACGACTAATAAGACCACCAGCACGGGATCCATCAGCCATTTCTTCACCAAATAAGAAATTCTTAGCAGTATCACTTTCACGAATAATATTAGCAGCAGCACCAACTGCGGCACCAGCTAATAATCCTCCAGGACCGAATATTGCAGTTGCCCCTAAAGCACCTGCACCTGCCATTACACCAGTACGACCAGCAAACTTAGCAGTATTACCTCTAAGTTTAGCGATATCACTAGTAAGAGATTTAGATACTTCTGGATCTAAAGTCTTAGCATAATCTTCAAATTTATCTAAGCCTGTTTCCCAAGCTGTAGATACTGAAGCTTTAGCCACTTGACCAAGAGTACTACCATCAGTAGATTCAACTTTACCAGCCATTCTACCAACGGCAAATTCTAAAGCACTACCAACAACTTCTCTAATAGTATTACCTTGAATACCATTAGGAAGTTTATCTTTAACCGTTTGAAGGAAGTTTTTACCTTGAAGTTGGTTACCACCTTCAGCATGAGAGAAGATCTTATTCTTTAATCTTAACTCATCTTGTTTATCTTTTCTACTATTAGCTTTATCTAAGTCTGGATTGAATGGATTCAATTCAGATGGAATAATTAATTCCCCTTTAGATACAGTAGTTAAAGCAGTCTCTGGTACAGATAGAGAACCAAAAGCATATCCATTAGAGAATACACGTTTAGCTAAATTCTCAACAGTATATCCAGAGGAAGATTTAGCACCTTTAGGTATTTTAACCTTATTAGGTTTGAAGCCGTACATTATTTGTTTAGCAGCAGCCTCTAACCCAGTATTGAAAGATGATGGAGCAGCTGTAATAGCTTTAGGACCACTAATCATTTCAGATACTTTATTAGTTGCACCAAGAATACTATCCTTAGCAGCACCTTTAGCATCATTGAACCAATCTAAACCAAAGCTTTTAGCAAAGTCTTTTACTTTACCCCAGCCTTTCTTTACGATAGGTTCCCATAATTTCTTATCTAGCCAATCTCTGACTTTAGTGAAAGTTGTCTTTAATTCAAAAGCCATCTTATCATAGAAGCCACGGATTTGATTACCTTCTGCATCCTTCTCACCAGTTTCATGGTCAAAGAAGAATTGGTATAAATTATCATCTACTTTAGTAATTACTTCAGCAGCAAATAATCTAGGATTTCTAAGAATAGTAGACCAGTTACTTAATGCAGCTTTACCTTTACCTTTGATGCCTTTAGCGCCAGTAACGTCATCAAACTTACCTTTATCTTTAGAGAAGACATTGCTAAGTTTATTTACATCTAATTCATCAATAGTCTTACCTTGATCGTTAGGATCTATTGGAGTAGCTTTATATTTATTACGATCAGAATGAGCTAAAGCCTCTTCTGTAGTAACAGCACGGTTTTCCTTTAATACACTATATTTGATATAATCATTATCAATATAGTCAGGAACTGCCATACTATTAAGTCTATTCTTAACACCTAAGTTTTTGCCTTTACGTAATCCACTAGTACGAATTAAGTAAAGTTCAGAAAGCATAGCTTTGAAGATAGATTGTTGTTCATCCATCTTCTTAGACATTAAGTCATTATTTTCAGCAATAAGGTTTCTAGTAGCACCTTTATTTTTACTACGGTTAGAAAGCATAGCCTCAGAAGACCAACCAGCTTTCTCTTCACGATCATAATCATTAGCTTTAGCTCTATGACTATCTGCATATTCAGCTGCTAATGTTTTACTTTCTTTACGAGTTCTAGATCCTTGAGCAGTACGGAGATATTTTAAGATTTTACCAAATTGATCATCACCATAACGGTCCATTACAGCATCCCATGATCCACGGCTTTCCCATAAAATATCCTCAATATCAGGGATCTTTTCAGTTAGACGTTTTAACTCATTAGCAGAAAGACCTTTAGCTTTTGCTAATTGTTTTAAGTCTGATTGTAAAGCATTTCTAATACCAGAACCAGCTCTATCTTTATAAGATTGGTCTTTTCTCTTCTTCTCTCTTTCGAGAATTTTCATAGAAGAGAATTTACCTTTATTGAAATCGTATACACGTTCTTCACCACCCAAGAGTGATTCGATACGTGCTAAATAAGCTGGGATAACTTCTACGATAGACTTACGAGTCATACCATCGAAAGGTACTTGACCTTTAATGTAGTTACTAGTATCGATTTTATCTTTATTAGCAACTTTGACACTAAAGATACTAGCTAGAATACCACCTACACCTTCTTTGTCTTTGGCACGTAATAGATCAGCATTGATTTGATTAAATAAACCAGTTAAGGTTTTATTGAATCCACCAATAGCTTTTTCTAATGGTTTACCCATAGCCTGTTGAACAAGATATGCTGGGATAAACTGCATTGGATTAGCAGCTAAGCCCATGATCATTTCTTTGCTCATCATACCAAGACCTAAATTCTCAGCTTGGTCGACAAATCCTTTTCTGACATGCTTACTATAAGCACCCCAGTCCATTATACCGCCAGAGAGAATATCAGTGATATCTTGTTTAAGAGCTTTACCTTGACGCTTCTTCTCTGCTTCTCTTGAGATATTCCAATCTTTGAAACGTTCACGTTCCATATCAAGGAGTTCTTTCAAGATAGCATTGTTTTCACGTTGATATTTAGTCGACTCTTCAAAGTACTTGGTTGAGTTTTCAATATGCGTCTGCATGTTTGTAGTCATGAAGTTTTGCATATTGCCCATTGTAGTACCAAGACCCATGATGGAGTTATTTAAATTACCAAATAAACGTTCTTGCTGAGCAAACATAAATGATGCAGTTTGTTTAGTTACATCGGCATTATATTTAGCTGCAGTCATGATAGATCCAGAGATCTGATCTGCACTAGCACGAGATGCATCATGGACAGTTTTAGCTATAGCTTTATCACCAGTAGTAATATCTAGATCGCTACCACTATCATCGCTACTTACATCTTCATCAAAGTTCCAATCAAAATCATCGTCGCCACCACCAAACATGATTTTATCTTCTCTGTCTTGATTCCAGAGTTTACCAGATTTTAAATCTTCTTTGGCACTTTTGAGAGCTAGGTTAGACGCTTCATACGCAGTACTTTTCATTAAATATTCTTGAGCTTTTTTGAAAGTCTGTCTATAGTTAACGATAGCACTTACAGTTTCTTTAGTAGCGGTACCAGCTTGATCAAACGTTTTATATGTAGTCTCATAATTTTCTTTAAAACCTTTAGCAGCAGCATATTTAACTGACTTACCAAGGTTCTTAAGATAGTTTGTGATCTTGAGTCCCAATATAAGGTCCTCCTTTCTTTTAAGATTATCCTAATGTTCAAAATGACAACATATACCGCCCAAGGATCATTTAAGACCCTTGGGCAAATATATGCATTGGATTGTGAGGAATTTTGTAATGAAACACATGTGTACTTTAGCAACACGTACACTACCTATATGTTTGACAATACAATACCCCTAAGGACTATGAAAGCCCTTAGGGAATACTGTATCAGTTTGGATTGAATATAAAGATAGGATGTATGTAGTTGGAAAGCTAGAATAATCATTCATCCTACAATTATATGTAACCCACATATTAGAAAGCTAATATGTCTAAAGCATCTCATTATAATGTATCAATAATAGTAAAATACCCCTAAGGTAGTTGAACCACCTTAGGGAATATCTTACTTGTGAGATTGAAATATGACCTATATAGCGAGATATATAGAAATTTATTTCTTAATCCATGCAGGGCAAGGACTAGAAACCTTAATAGAATCGTATGGACTAACCTTAACTTCAGCTTTTTCATAAATAGGTTTGCCAGCAGCATCTACACCAACTTGTTTAGGGTAAGAGCGTGTAGATTCTTTGATTTCTTTTTTGATCAAAGATACGTTAGATTTTTCTCGTCCACCAAGACCAATTTTGCGGTTGGTCTGTAAGTATGTATTTAAGAACTCTTTGGATACTGTCAACATACTTTCCGCATCAGATTTTTTAGCTTCATAGCCAGCAACCAAGGAATCAGCTTCTTCTTTGCTAATTTTAGTTGTAGCTACAATAGCGTTAGAGATAACACTACGGAATTCTTTAGCTGGTGCAACTGTACCAACTTTACCAGTTTTGTCATAAACACCTACTTCATAAGAAGTATCGTTTAAGAATGCTTGCATAATACGAACTTCATCTTTATGAGATGCAGATGCATTTGTTAAGTTGTCTTGTACGTCTTTAATCAACGCAAGAACTGTTTTTTCTTTTTCCATGATTCAATCCTCCTAAAAAATAAAATTATGGAACTTCGATTACATTTGTGTTACATGTGTTATATTTTAATACACTAGGGTATTAATAATTAATTAGTCGAACGATTTTGCGTTCTCAATAATAGCTTCTACTAGCTTGATCTTACCTTTAGATTTAATAAAATCATTAAGTTCTTTATGAGTCATCTTAGATAACTCAACTATAAAGTCTTTTTTGTCCATTTATATTAATCCTCCGTACTTAAATGTACAGGATAGGGTAGAATTTGACAGACGAAACACCCGTAGACTGTGGGAGTCTACGGGTATTATGATTGCATTTGTCTGTTTTTTAGGGATTATTCTTTCGAGAAGAATACAAAATTGCTTTGCTCTCTTTAAAGCATGATTCGTAGTTTGGGGTTAGTACGAATTTGACGGTTTGTATATATTACAATACCAAGTTATTAATATGAATAACTCTATAAAAGAACGGTAAGATTGAATCTTCTTATAATATTAATCGCCCTTATCATGGATCAAGTATATATTGATAGCAATTTAAGTATAGACCTAAAAGTGTAAAAGATTTATAGTTTTGCAGTTAGAAATTAATATTTCATTATAGTCATTGTCTTAACATTAATTATTCAGGAGTAACAAAACTCTGTGTTTAATAATAATTTGGAGTCTATACATAACAAAGATATCAACAGTTATCTTGAATTACGTTTTTACTTTTTGGCGTGTTTTTATAATAGGTTAACCTTACTACTTAATTGTTATATGAGTTTTAAATGAAAAATGAAGTTAAACGATATGATTTTAACAATAGAATAAGTGAAGGAGGTACTACAATGCCTATTAATATAGATAAGGTTAAACCTTTCAGACTACTTAAGACTCCATTCTTTACTCCTTTCAATGTGAAAGATAAACGACATGGTAGTGCTATTTTCTTAATGACTAAAAGCTTAGAGCAATCTAAACAATTGATCGAGCATAAGCTTATTAGTAATCTAAATATGTTTAATTCATACTTCCTTGAATGGAATGCTATGTATTTGCTTAAACCTAATAGAATTATAAATGATGACTTAGAAGTTGATGATGTATACAACTCTAAAGTATATGGTAATAATCCTATAATGACAGAATCTCATTTTGAAGATTCTGAAAATCTATTCTTCTTCTCTGAAGCTACTCCTGAGGGAGTGCTTGATGTACGATTAAGAAAGATCTTATATCGTGAAAGATTACGTAACTTTAAGGAAGTTAAACTTAGAGTAAATCGAATCAAAGATGAATGTAAGTATATTAAGTATACTTACCCAACTATCGACAAATATAAGAATAAGAATATCTATGTCGATAATCATATCTATAATAAGATCTTCACTATGAGTGAGACTTATAATAGAGATAAGGCTATTGATCTTCTATATGCTTTATTTGATCGCTTCATTAATAACCCTAACTATGATAGTTATACTAGAAAGACTGTATTTATTCCAGTAAATGAATGGGCTAGTGATATCCCAACTACAGCTTTATTTGAATTCAGTAAATCTATCAATCCATTCTCTATGATAGTTAGACTCTTTAAGAAACCTAAAGAGAACTTAAATAAACTAGCTGGTATTGACTTTATCTTTATTGGTAATGATAGCTGGTTTAAAATGAAGATGGAAGATTTAGATATGAAGAATCTAAATCTCTTCAAGACTAATATCTTAAAGATCAGAAACAATGATATCGTAGAAGATAACGTTCCTGAAGATAAAGAAGATATTAAGACTAGACTTATTGGTAAGATTGAAGATTTAACTGGTATTGAAGTTAATAATATTAGTCGTGTCCATAAAGTAGATCCTACTGTGCCTATTGTAGCTGAATTAAAAGATCAACCTAAATTGATTGTCGCTAAAGGTATCACTGGTGCAGATCAAGTTATAGATCCAACTAAGATTGAGAAACCTACAGAGGAAAAGATCAATCAATCAGTTGAAGCTATTGTAGACTATACTAAGAATGCTGAAGAAGCAGAGAAAGAAATGGATAACTCTATAGACTTAAAAGAGTTAATCTTACAAGCTAAGAATGACCAAGACGATACATTTAAAATCTCTGCTACTCGTAAAGCTCGTATGGATGATCTTAATGATAAATTCTTAAAAGAAAAGATTGCTAACTCTACTATTGCTGAGTTAGTTGCAATTGAAGATACTCCATTACAAGCTACTGACTTATCTAGTAAAGTTGAAACCATTGATGATGAGTGGGCTAACTTAAAGAAACCTAACTTTGAAGCAGACTATAATATCGATGCTGATATTATGAAATGCTTACATTCTTTATCTCAAAATAAAGATGTACCAATGAGTGTGATCGATGTAACAGTAGAAGATAGATCTACATCTGAAGACTCTATCTTAACTTATACAGTTCACTTAGAAGACTCTTTAGGTAAACGTCATACATTACGTTTCGATATGCCTAAGATTATCAATAAACGTTTCTTACGTCTACGTGGTAATGATAAGATCATTCCAGGTCAGTTGATTAACCTACCTATCATTAAGACCGATGAAGATACAGTTCAAGTAGTATCTAACTACAATAAGATCTTTATCACTAGATATGGTCAAGTTGGTAAGATCAATCAATCTACTAATGCTTTAATTAGAGCATTGACTAAGCTTAAAGAAAACAACTATAAGCTTGAAGTAAAAGATGGTGATACAGTAGCTAGTCCATCTAAGATTGACTTAGGTAATAACGCTAAGATCTCTGCTAAATATGAATTACCTGCAGAGTATGTAGAGTTGTCTAAGATATTCAATAAAGTAACTACTAGTGATGGTAGAGTATACTACTTTAATAGAGATGAACTTATCCATAAACTTGAAGAAAAGAAAGTTAAAGTTGAATCTGATCAAGGATTTATGGTTATCGGTATTACTAAAGATAATCAAGCTATTACAGTGCCAGAGACCGGTGTATCTTCAGCTTTAATAAATCATTTAGGTATACATGAATATGCTTATACATTTATGAAACCAGGTGCTAGAATGACTTATTCTCAAGCTAGTATCTTGAATAGTAAGATTCCTCTCATTGTAGTCATGGCTTATACTGCTGGATTAACTGGTGCATTAAATGCTGCAGGAGTTGAATATAACTTAAGTGAGAAACGTCCTACTAATACTAAGAATTACTTTAGATTCAATGATGGTTTCTTATCTTTTAATGATAACTATGCTCCTGATGCGGCATTACTAATAAATGGTTTAGCTGTAATCAATACTCAAGAATATTCTTTGACTGATATTGATACAAAAGCTATGTGGTTAGATGTATTAGATGACTTTGGTGGTCGTAATAGAGCAGATGGTTTAGATTCATTTGCTAACTTAATGATGGATCCTATCACTGTAGAAGTATGTAAGACTTATAAACTTCCTACAGACTATATTGAAGTATTAGCATATGCTAGTAGCTTATTGACAACCAATAAATTCAATCGTCATACTGATATTACTGGTAACCGTTTCCGTACTAATGAACGTTTAGTTCACTTCTTATACAAATCCTTAGCAACTAGCTATGGTATGTATTTACGTGAAATCAAAAACAATCGTAAAGATGCTAAGATGACTATGAAACAATCTGCAGTTATTGATATGGCATTAGCTGATGTGACTACAAGCGACTTATCTAAGTTATCTCCATTATTGGAATTAGAATCTGCTAATACAGTTACCTTTAAAGGCTTATCTGGTATGAACTCTGATAGAAGTTACTCTTTAGATAAACGTACTTATGATAAGACTATGATCAATAAGTTATCTATGTCTACAGGCTTCTCCGCTACTGTAGGTATTAACCGTCAGTCTACTATCAATATGGGTATTGAATCCACTAAAGGTTATATTAAATCTGGTGGTGAACTAGATAGAATGTCTGATGCTAATACATTATCTATCACTGAAGCATTAACTCCATTCGGTACTACAAGAGATGACCCATTCCGTACAGCTATGACATTTATTCAAACGTCTAAACATGGTATGAGAACTACAGAGCAAGATCCTTTATTAGTATCCAATGGTGCAGACCAAGCATTACCATATTTAACTTCTGATACATTTGCTCATAAAGCTAAATGGAATGCTGTAGTTGAAGAGATTACCAATGACTATATGATCATTGCTAATAAATCTAACCCGAAAGAGAAAGAATTTATTGATTTACGGGAGAAAGTAGAAAAGAACTCCGATGGTGGTTTCTTTATTACTATCAAATTAGATACATTTAAGAATTACAAGAAAGGTGATTCCATTAAAGCTGGAGATATTGTAGCTTATGATAAATCTAGCTACTCTGATACAGTTGGTATTGGTAACCTAGCTTATAATATTGGTACTTTAACTAAGATTGCTATTATGCATACAGATAAAGGCTTTGAAGATAGTGCTATTATTTCTCAAGACTTATCTAAAAAGATGGCATCTGAAATCGTATTACAAGTTGATGTATTGATGGATGCTAAAGATATTGATATCCAATGTATAGAAGTTGGTAAAGAACTTCATGAAGGTGAAGTTATTATGTCTTATCGTGCTGCATTGGAAGATCAAGATGCTACAGATATCATTAATAAGATGGTACAGAAGAATGCCGGTAGTGATTCTAAAGAATTAATGGATGAAATCGGTAAGATTAAAGTTAAATCCAAAGTAACTGGTAAACTTCAAGATATTAAAGTATACTCTACTATTCCAACTTCTGAAATGTCTAAATCATTGGCATCATTTGTTAATAAATATAATGGTCCAGTAGATAAGATGAAATCTAAGTTGAGTAAACTTGGTATTGATGGATCTCAATATGGTACTTCTGGTGTATTACCTCCTGTAGGTAAATTAAAACACTGTGAAGGCAAAGTCTTAGTTGAATTCTATATCAAATATCATGATAAGATGTCTGTTGGTGATAAACTAGTATACTTCTCTGCCCTTAAAGGTGTAGTAAAAGAAATCTTCCCTGAAGGTAAAGAACCATACTCTGAATATCGACCAGAAGAAAAAGTACATAGTTTCCTTCCTGTAGGTTCTATCAATGCTCGTATGGTATCCTCTGTATTAACTCTTGGATCTATAAATAAAGTATTGATTGAACTAGATAGACATGTTAAGGATATTATGGGTGTTAAATGGGATCCTAATCGATAGGATCCCTCAACACTTTATTAAATATAAAATTCTATTTATTTAAAGGAGGATATATCATATGGCTAAAGAGAATAACCCTCAGTCTACTATGATTACAAATAAAAATTATCAACACGTTAGCAACGTACCTACATATATTCGTAGATATCCAGATGACTACTCTCAAGTAGTTGGTATCTGTCGTAAAGGTCAAGTAGTACATGCCGACTATGTATCTCCTGGATTTATTTATCATCGTGATGGTAGTAAACCAACATTGACTGATAATATCTGGATTAAATTTGAACGTGGCTATGTACGTCGTGTATCTATGCTCGGCTCTACTAATTACTTCGAAGAATATAAAGGATTCGAAGATTATCCTGCAGCTGATGAAAACACAAAATACGGTGATGTTGTAATGCTTAAGAAAGGTGCATTAGATGCTTATGGTCGTCCTTTGGATGATAAAGACTATGAACCTGCAACACATATTGTAGCATTACTTGATTCTTCCAAACAATTAGCTTTACTTGGTTACCCAAAAGGCATTCAAACTTGGGTATGGCGTAAAGACTTAAAAATGGTCCAAAAATCTGATGGATTCTTCTTCTCTGAAGGAACTTTGAATCCAGACTTGGGAAAATAGAAGGGGAAGCTGCACTGCCCCTTACAAAATATTTTAAAGTGGCAAATCCTTTTGATAATCCTGCAATATTTACTGATTCTTATGTATATGATCAGACTCAACCAGCTCCACAACCAAATCCTCAACCACAGCCTAGTGGAGATGATGATAAAGGTAAGAGTGAGACTGATAAGAATACTAAAGATGCTAAAGATAAAGCTAAACAAGATCCTAAAGCTAGTAAGCCAAATGATCCTGACAGCGCATTATCTGGTATTAAAGATTCATTCTTAAAGATGGTTGGTGTAGATCCAGCTAAGTATAAGAAAGCCCAAGAGGAATCTAGACGTAGAGCTGATAATTTATATGCTGAAATTGTAGCCGGTACTAATGCTTCTTATGTATACGGATCTAAAACTGGTAATGGTCTTAGATTTACTGAACGTGAATTATCTACTGTTATGGGTATGCCATATCAATGGATGGAAAACGTAGATAATCGTATTCCTAACTTAGGTGGATTTGGTAGAAAGTTCCATGAAAAGATTCTTTCTAAAATGCCATTATTAGTTCTTACTCCTGGTATACCAGATTTTATGGCTGGATATGCAGATGAGAAACGTAAGAGTGTATTGAATTCATTACTCGGTGCGGTTAGCGGTCAATCTATTGATAGTATGGTTAATAGTACTGATAATGAAATGAGATATTATACTCTGCAATTTGAAGCTGAAGACTATTATAGATACGTAAACTCCATGTGTACAGCATTATCAGTATTCTTGAATATTAATAATGAATTGTATAATGGTGAACCTATCGGGAATATTAACTGGTTTGATAGATCTAAAAACCAAATTGCTCATAACTATTCATACTATGGTGGTGTCGGTTTATATCTAAACTCTGAAACACAGATCTCAGAGAACTTCGGTAATGATACTGCAAGAAGTATCTTAGCTGATAAGATCAATAGTATGTCTGATATTGGTCGTGAAGTACAATTCTTGACTGGTATTAGTGGTTTCGATGTTGACTTATTTGCTGGTAAAGAACTTAATAAGAATGCAGCCAATACTGAATCTATGACTAAAACTGGTGGTCTTGGAACCATGAAAGGTTTCATGGGTATGATCATGAATGGTGCTAAGACAGTATTTGCTGGTGGTAAATTAGAGTTCCCAGAATTATGGGCAGATTCTTCATACTCCAGTAGTTACTCTATTAGTCTTAAACTAGTATCTCCTGATTATGATAGACGTTCTTGGTATATTAATATCGGCGTACCATTAATGCATTTGATTGCTATGTGTGCACCACGTCAAGTATCACCAAATGGATATGTATCTCCATTCTTAGTTAGAGCATTTTATCGTGGATTCTTTAATATCGATATGGGTCTAATGTCTATGTCAGTCCAAAAAGGATCTGAAGGTGGTTGGACAGTTGATGGTTTACCTACGACTGTAGATGTAAGTATAGAAATCAAAGACTTATATAGTAAACTTTCTATCTCATCTGAACGTATTCTTGGTAAAGGTGCAAGTCAAACATTCGGTAATGTTGGATTAATTACATATCTAGCTAATATGGCTGGTGTAAATACTAATGAACCTGATATTATCCGTACTGCTCGTTTATTCTTAGCATTGAAAGAGCAAACTATTGTTAACTTCCCTAACTCCATTCAAACTAAGATTAGTAATAGTATTGCTAATATTATCACTAATCGTGTATTCCGTAAAGGCTAAATTTATATACTAATCAAAACATTGACTTAAGGTACTTAAAGTACCTTAAGTCTTTATTTTTGAGGTGATCTTATGAAAAACCGTAAACAGAAATTCTATGAATACGAAGAGAAGTATGGTAATATACCAGAAGGTTTTCAAGAACGATTAGAATGGATGTATGAAAAATATAAATTAACTCCTGCTAAACAGCAAGAGATTCTAGCTAAAAGAGATCTAATGTTAAATACATTAGACTTTGTAGATATTAAAGTAGTACTATTTGAAGAGCCTGAAGGATCTCCACGTCCTCGGTTTAGAATAGTTAATAGATATAACTTAGCCAATATGGCTATGGCTAACTCCCAATTTGTTCATGTATACTCTATCACTGGTAAAGAAGATAATGTATTTATGAAACGTCTATTAGATAGTGGTGAACTTAATCAAGTACAGCAAATGCTTTATACACCATGTGATGTAGAATTCAATGCATTTGCTAAGACACCATCATCTTTCAATACTGTAGATACTTTCCTAGCAGAGATTGGTTTAATTAGACCTACAAATAAACCTGACTGGGATAATATTGGTAAGAAATATTCCGATATGTTTAACTCTAATATATGGCTTGATGATACTCTAGTTATAGATGGTACTGTAAGAAAGTATTATTCTATTAAGCCTAGAGTGGAAGTTCATCTTAAGTATATGAATATGCTTTACAATAGAACTCAGTATACTTCTACAGTTAATAAGTTGAATAAGCAAGACTTAGACTCATCTAATGTAACTTACTTTGACTTTAATAAACTGAAGTGATATATTATAATCTTGATGTATAATATAGTTATTTAATTAGGAGGATTGAATTATGCCATCTCAATTAACACCTTCCAATCAGGAAGAAATTAAGAATAAGACGCAGCCGCCTTTTGAGCAATTTGAAGAATGTCAAAGAACTACATGCGTTTATCGTAATGCTAATGGTAGATGTATTTATGAGACCTGTGTATTTACAAATGAGAAACCTCAGTTTGTAGATCATTGGGATTTTGAATGTCAATCTTGTCATAAGATTGAACAGCGTGATGTACGTGATATGAAAATCATGTTTTGTGATAGCTGTTTAGAACGTATCAAACGTGCAGAGAAATTACCATTCCACTGTGTATTCTGTGGTAAGTCTCAAGGGCATCCATCCAAGATCATGTTTAGTGGTATTTGTGATGAATGTTTTAGTAAAATAAAAAGAAGTATTCATTGTAAGAATTGTGGTAATGCGTAATGGAAAATAACTTTAGAGGAAGATATAGAACTGCTAGTGCTGAAAGTATAGTGGTAGCTAACTATATTAGATATGAGACATTAGCTGAAATCACCAATACCATATTTGCTGGTAGTGATGCTAATGTATTAAATATTTATATTGATCTATATCAGCTTTTTAGAAAGATGTATAGATCTGATGTGGCTATAGGTAATAGATCATCTGTAGCTGCAGCAGTAGTAAATATGTGTATTCATTATAGAGCCTTCTATAAGAAATATTATGGAGTTCATACACGTATCTATTTAATGCAAACATCTGGTCCGATGTTAATGAATGAGAAATTCTATCCAGACTATAATCATACTAACGTAGAGAAGATGGTTCTAGCTAATATGATTACTACATTCATGGTACAAAACTGTGCTATCTTAAAAGAGCTTTGTAAGTATCTCCCAGATATATATTACATTGAAGGACCTTTTGAGACTTCAGTTATGATCTATTCAACTATCTTAGATAGAAAAGATAATAGTCCTAATATTATTATTTCTAGTAGTACTCTACAGTATGCAGTTCCAGTATTTGCTGAAGCTCAAACTGTAGTGATTGATCATACATGGGTAGAAGGTGGTATTAGATATAGAGTTGTAGATAAAGGTAACGCATTGATTGAATTATTAGCTAAACAAAAGTTATCTGATAATACAATTAAGAAGTGCTTATCTATTAATCCACAGCTATTTGGTTTATTTATGGCTATGACTCGTAATGAGCATAGAGATCTATATTCTATGAATAATGTAAGTACAACTCTTAACTTATTGAATAGTGCTATAGATAGACATATGATACCAAACTCATACATATCACCAGAGTATATGGAAATGATATCTTTATTAGATAAAGATAGAGCTGTTGAATTAGCTAATAGATATAAAGCTGTAGACTTAGTATATCAAACAGAATTATATCGAATGTCTAATAACTATCTAGATAGATCTTGGGATGTAAACTTACAAGATCCAGATATGGTTAAGTTATTGAATGAAAAATACTTCAAAGGAAATCCATTAGACTTAGATAGAATCTAGAATTAGTCCCATAGGAGTCAATCTCCTATGGGATTATTTTTTTTGTTAAAATGGGCTATTTTGAACATCTTGATAACTGGAGGTGTATGAAATGCCGCAACTTAAATACGAATACTATATTGATCTGTATTATAACCATCCAGACTATAAGGATAAGAATAAGATAGATCAAAAGAATATAAAAAGTTTAACTATCTATAAAGAGTACGATAAATATAATATGCCTATTGCTACTATGAATTTACATATAGACAAGAAATTTGCAGACCATATTATCAAAAACTCTAAGACTACAACTATGACTATGATGGTGTATAAATATCAACTAGATAATGATACTGCCATCAAACAATTATACTTTAAGCATGAGTTCTCATATCTTACAGATGATGATACAAATAAAACTGAAGATATTGATTATGCTAAAACAAACTCTAAAGAAGAAGATCGTGAAGATGTATATAGAATTCTTAAACTTGGATTGATCTCTAAGAAACTAGTAGACTCTAATCTAAGTCCTAATAATGCTACTATATATAATTCTTCTATGCAGAATATTATAGTTGACCTACTTAATGTAGGGGAACCATTATTGATTGAGCCATTTACTGAGACTGAACCAGTAGATCAATTGATTATTCCTCCGAAGGAATCTTTATCTAAGACTCTAGAGTATTTAAATACTGTACGTGTATTCTATAATACTGGATATAGATTCTTTATGGACTTAGATAATATTTATTTAGTATCTAAATCTGGTAAAGCTACACTACGTAATCTAGATAAGTATGAAACGGTTAAGTTTAACTTATCCGATATTGGCGGTAAAGAAGATGCCGTACTTGAAGGATTTAGGGATGATGATAAAACTAAGAGCTATATCATTGACGTTCCAACTACTGATATTAAATATGGTAAAGATAATATAACTGATAAAGAGTTGAACGGCTTTACTGCTGTAATTGATGCATCTAAGAATATCCAACAAAGTTATCTTAAAAACTCTAGAGCATTTGGTGGTATCTTTGGTACTTATCAGAATATCATGAATACTATGGATAATATTAAGAAAGTATCTAGTAGTGTACGTCAAGTAGTAAAGAATATTCACCAGACTACCGATACAATCAAAGGTAGCTTTAATCAAATAGTAGAGCAAGCTAAAGAAGCTAAGTCTACAATTGATACTGTAGCAACTCAAGCTGAAGCATTACTTAGACAATTACCTGAGCAAGTAGTAAATGGTACTGCTGGGGTACTTGGAGTGGATGGAGTTATTAAGAATCCTGATGCAGATGTTAGAGAGATGCTTCTTAATATTATTAAGCATACTGTAACTATGCAGACTAAATCTACAGATACTATAGAAAAGTCTGAAGATACATTTGGTAAATTTAAAACAGCATATACTGGTCAGATTTATCATATAGAAAACTTTAAATCTCTTGTAGGTGCTATTGCTCCAACTAACTTTACAGATAACGTAGCTCACTTACAAAAAGAAGTTGGTAAGTTACCTGAAAAGAAAGAGCAATCTAAAGCTACTTTCAAGAAAGGCATGGTAGACTTCAATAGTGAATACTCCGATTATCTTCACAGTAATACTTTCATTGTAGATAAATTACAGAATAGTCCTGATACTGTAACGTATGTATTAGAACGTGATGAGAAAGGTGCTCCTGTAACTACATTTGATTTAGATTTGAGAGCACTTAAATCTAACTTACCTGAATTGGTTAAGAATATGGACTTTACTAAATTAAAGCTTGGGGATATGAAAGGTTTCACTGAGCAAATGAAGAATAGTCTTAAACTAAACTCTAATGTAGGTGAAGGATTAAAGAAACAAATTGCTGCTACACGAGATATTCCTAAAGATTTCTCTAAACAGATTCTTGAGGGTGCAAATACCTATGTTAAATCTTTGCAAGTTGCAAAAACTAACATGTTAGCCAATGCTAAGAGTAGCGCAGCCAATATAAATACGTCAGTGGGTGCACTGAAAAGTAACTTAAGTTCACTATACCAGAGTGGTAGTACTGCTATAAGTGGAATAAGCGATATATCTAAGGTTGGATCTAATGGTGAGTCTATGATAGATATAGCATTAGACTTAACTGATGTAGTAGAAGACTTAGGTAAACGTAAGTTAATCCGTATTCCTAACGATAATATGGGATTAATTAAGAACTTTAAACATGCATTAGAATTAAAGTCTACTTATATCTCTTTAAGTAAACAGCAATTAGATAACTCCATATTCAATATGAACGTTAAGTATCTAATCAATAATAATACTAAAGAGCATAAAGAAGATACAACTGATTATCTAATGCTATCTAAGATAGAAGTATACACAAATCAAGGTGAAAGATTTATGGCTTCTACTAATATGACATTTGCTAAACTTCCTAAGAGTACTGCAGATAATAGTAAAAAATTATAAAGAAAATCCCCTATGGAGTTTAACTCCATAGGGGTATTTATTAACTATTTTCTTGAGCTTTTTCAGAATCATTATTTGCATTAACATATGCAGATACGTGGGCTTTGATAATTTTCATGTAATCAGACATGATCTTTTCAGCCATTTGGTATTTGCATTGATAATATGTGCTAACAGTAGATGCAAATTTATTTACTAATTTTTGAGCATTAGTTGCACCTTTCTTATCCTGAGTAGCAGCAGTAGCTTTAGCAGAGTTACTAGCATCTGCAATACTACCGTTAGTAGTAGTTGTGGATGTAGCTGGTGAAGCAGGGGATGCTGCATTATTTGTATCCATAGTCATACCAGGACCCTCAGCAAATACATCACCATATAAATATGTATTTTCTTGTTTTGTTTCGTTTGCTGGAGGAGGGTTATTAAGAGTACTAACTTGTTTATTGATAGCGGACTCTAGTGCTTTAAATCCATTTTCCGTTGCAGTTTTATCACGTTTAAGATTTTCAACCAAATTAGGAATTTTTAATATACGATCAGCTAATGTACGCATGTTAAGATCTTGTGGGGAATAATCTTTTTCAGAATTTTCACCACCAGTGAAGTAATTATTACATGCTTCTTTCCACTCATTTTTAGCTGGATCATATGCATTAGCGTCATCTGGCAATAAAGATTTACGGAAAGTATTTACTGCAGCCTCAATATCATCGTTTTCTTTATCTGTACTTATTTCTTTACCAAATACAGCAGAGAATTGAACCGTAGTAGGTTTCATAATACGCTCTAAGCCCTTAGCATAGTCTGGCATATTAACTGTAGTGAAACCAGCTGTTGGTTTATCGATTTGATCTTTATATTTTTCAATATATTCTTTATTAGATTTAAAGAATTTATCGAACCAGTTAGATACTTTGTCAAATAAGTTCATAACGAATTCTTTAATTTTATTGAAGAATTCTTTTACTTTATCCCAAGCACCTTCATGGAGTGCAGCTAAACGGTTTTCAACGTCTACACCCTCAGCGAGAATCATTGCTTCTTTGATACAGCAATCCATAATAAGATCATTGTGTTTCATATCAGTGATATGATTCATCAAGATTTCAGCATCAGTAAGTTTAGTGAACTTAAATGCTTCTTCTTTTAAGAACTTAGTAGACTCAACTGCTACAGCCTCAACTGTATCATCAACAAATTCTTCATTTGCCATCATAGAGATACGAGCTAAGACACCTTTAGCTTGATTGTAGTTATTACAAATATATTGCGCTTTAATTGCATACACAGTCAAATGATAAGTCCAGATTTCAGAGATCATGCTAATGATGATACGTTCAATCTTACGGATATAGTCATCGCTGTTTACACGAATCTTAGTAGAGTTTCTATATTGAATAACTTTGTTTAAAAGTTTCTTATATTCTTTATTGATCAATCTAGCATTGTCTAGATTAGCTTCTAAGTCATCACGTACAGACTTAACTATTTCGATGCATTTGTTAATATCTTCTTTATGGAAAGACACAGTAGATGTATTGCCAACAAAGATATCTGGAGTTCTAGACAAGTCTTTAACTTCGATATCATCTGGATCTGCATCAATGATTTCAGCTTTAGCACGTTTGATGATTTTGCTTTGATTATTAGTAGTGATCTCTAATAACTTACGAGCATCTTCTTCAGATAACTCATAGAAGTTATCACCAAAGAAGTGTAAGATACTGGTTAATATATTCTTAGAGCATGGTATCTCATCATCCAATACGAACTGAGTCATCTCACGCTCCATAAGAATATCATTACCATTGAAGTCTTTTAGGTAATCATTGACTACATTGATTAGTCTAGAATCACCTTCATTTTTAAGTTGTTTAAGATTTTCATCCAATACATCTACATACTTTGCAGTATAGAATGCATTAAGACGAGTTAAAGTACCGAAGAATTGATCATATGCTTTTCTTGCAGTAACTTCAGAATCACTTTCTAAGATATTACGATAGAAAGTTTGGTTTTCTTTTAAAGCCTTAGTCTTAAATGTATCAACTAACTTGACAACTTGAGGTAAAGTTGCAAAGGAAGTTTTAGCAACAAGGCTTGGAGTTTTAATTTTATCTAGTAGAACGCTATCAAAAGAGAAAGCTTTCATATTACCTTCCATTATATTACCTCCAAGGTAAAGTTAATAAAAATAAAGAGGAGAGAGATATTGAATCTCTCTCCTCAAAGGTTTTAAATCTTAGATATTGAAGTATGCTTCGAAATCATTGTGATCGAAAGCGGATTCATTATATTTAGGATTTGGTTTTGCTGTTACGATTTTACGGCAGATTGCACGTGCATCGGATTTAGCAGCTTTAATAGCTTTGATGTATACAGAAGCGGAGAAGCTATATAAACCTGCAACTTTGTTAGAAATAGATTTGATTTTATCAATAGCTGCAGAACGGTTACCTTCTTCAACTTTAGAAGCACCATCGATAGCTGCTTTTTTGGAAGATTCGATACCTTTTTCGATACCTTTAACAGCTTTATCTAATTTAGAAGCATCGTATTTAACCATGCTGATGATTTTGTCAAGATTGCTCTTAACCCAAGCTTTGTTAACTTCTTCACGATCAGGAGCTTCTTTCAAAGCTTCTTTAACTTCGTCGATCTCTTCATCTAAAGATTCCATGATTTTACCGAATTCAGGAGCGTCACCTTTAGCTGCTGCAATGATTTTACCTACATAGTCACCAGCCAATTTAGTAGCGCCATTTACTGTAACTTCTACGTTCAAACCAGGTTCTTTTTCAAGAGAAGCTTTTTGACCATGTAAACGATATTCGAAGTCTTCGCTTAAATAGCCAACGTTTTCTTTGATTTGTTTTTCATATTTTTGTAAGAAGGATTTATCACCACGTACATAGGAAGATACCCATGCTACGAATTTATTCCAAACGGATTTAACCCAGTTTTTAACAAATTCCCAAATTTTGGAGATTTTACCTTTAATAGTTTCAAGCATGCCTTCAGTATAAACAACTTCAGCACCTTCACGAACTTGTGCTAATTCATAACGACCGATACCAGTCATGATAGCATTGTCCATTTCTTGGATAGTTTCACATGCTTCCATAGCAAGCATGTCGAAATCTGTATAGTCATTAACTACAATACCAAGATCTTGGTAAGATTCTTGTACAGTAGATTCAGCGAAAAATGCCATTATAATTACCTCCGTAAAGTATATATTAATTATTCATGCATCAAAGCATCTGCTTCTACTGCAAGAAGATCAGCATCGAAAGCACCTTCAGATTTAGGGCTATAAGCTACAGCTTTAGCGAATACACGACGAGCTTGAGCAGCACGTTTTTTAGCAATAGCAACGCCACATTCAGCAACTACTACTTGAGCTTTAGCTACAGCGTTAGCAATTACTGTAATATTTTTAACTTCTTTTTTGTCTTTAGTAATATCAGCTACAGCTTTAGCCAATTTACCATCAACTTCTTTGAATTTCTTTTGAGCATCTTTGATTGCTGTAGAAGAAGTCAATTCAGCTACAACATCTTTAGATACGGAAGTATAAGAAACTTCTTCTTCATCTTTGAATGCAGCTTCAAGAATGTTTTTCTTAGCTTCAGAGTGAGAGGAAGCATCTTCTGCACCAGTATAGATTTTAGCAATTACATCAGAAGCTTCAGCTTCAGCTAAGGAATCTAAGCTACCAAGATCACTGATGCCTTTAGCACCATAAGCTGCATTAGTAGGAGCTTCCCATTTAACTTCTAATTTAGCCAAATCAGTTTTATCTTCAACAGATTTTTTGAATTTATTGTAGAATGCTTTGTTATCGCTCATTACACGAGCAGCAATTTTAGCATACCAGCCATTGAAGAAAGCTTTAACTTTAGCCCAAACTTTTTTAACAAAGTTTACAACTTTAGTTTTAACAGTTTCCCAAGCACCTTCTTGGAAAGCTTCTACATCAGCACCTTCTTGAACAAGTGCGGATTCTTTAATATCAGAGCGTACACAATCAGCAAAAATTTCAGCTTCGAATTGAGTACATTCTAAAGCAATAATCCCAAGACCAGCTTCGCATTCGTAAACAGCGGAGTTTTCAAGGGTTACGTTGATATCTTCAGTATCATGACCACCGAAAAATGCCATAATTATTATCCTCCTTAAAAAGTTATACTTAATAGTATAAAAGGTTTTAATTAATTTTCAACCAAAATAGGTTAGATTTATTAAATTGTTACACGTATAGAGTTAAAGACTAATAGAAATTAGGCTATTATGATATTAATATCTAATGCATTATTCTCAGTACCAATAGTATTAATATTTAAGAACTCAGGAATTCTACCAACTATAGATTCATCTTTACGATAAATGTGTTGGTACCCTGGACCATATCCATTGAAGTCTAAGAATTCAAAGTAAGTTACATTCTCTGCATACTTTTGAGTTATATATGTAATGATGTTAGGGATATGGATATCAGAGATTCTAGATTTATCCTCAATATACTTTCTAATATCATTCTTGATATATTCACTTAAGTATTTATCAGTAGTAGTTAAGAACTTAACCTTGAAGGTCATAGATAGGTTAACTCTATTTAATGGTACACCATCGTTTACATAGAATAACTTAGATGGACCATAAGTGTTAAAGAACTTGATGTCTATACCGAAGCTATCTTCTAGAATGTCTAGACAATCAAGAATATGAATACGTTTCTTTTCAAGATTATTAATGAAGTCTTGAATTCGTTCTTCCGTATTCACGTAGTCGTAAGAGATAACTGGTACACGATCTATAATATAAGAGATTTGACCGTTATCTTGTTTTTTGACTTTAATATGAGACTCAATCAAGTCAGAGTAGTTATATAAGAAGTCAATACCATACTTAACTGTGTATTCATTTGTTAAACTATAGCCTTCTAAGAAATCAGCTGTAAAGATATGATCTGATTTATGAAGACCTGCATTATAACCGAATACATCTTTGGCAAATACGAATATTTTCATATGCATATTATTAGCCATATACCCAGGACTCAATCTAGTTGCATTACCAACTTCATAGACATTATTGATCTTAAGTTTGATATTCTTATCAATCTTATTATCAGTATTGAGCTTGAACTTGTAATCCATTACATAAGTACCTTGGTCATAGTTTACAAACTCAGCTTCAGCCCATCTATAAGGAACTTGATATTTCTCATCAGTATAGAATACTGCTAAGACTTTAACATCTACACCAGTAATCTTCTCTGGATCATATGGGTCATCTTTATGGACTAGACCAATATCGGATTGAATATTTTGCATGATAGAAATATCACCAAAATATGTATCACGATCAGATAGATAATGTCTGTACCAATTCATCTTAGTTGCAATGAACTGTACTTTGGAGTCTTGGTTTACATAAGTAAATTCAAGTAACTTGTTTACATCCATGATATTCATATAATAAGATACATATAGAGGTTTCTTATTAACGATACACATGAATGGATTCATATATAAGAACTCATTCTTTCTCGCAGCATTAAGTTCATCTTCAGAAGCCTGATATGCTATAGATGCATTAGTTGTACCATCATATTTAATGATATTACCGGCAGTCAAGATATAATTTGAATCAGAAATATTATCAAAGTCACGTCTAATAGCTTCAATTGGAATTGTATTAGTCGGAATGATATTTGTAGGAGAATCCATTAATACGAATGCATAATACAAACGAGCTAATGGGTTGTCCATCTTCTTGAAGAAGAATAACTTATTGTCATCGTCATCAATAGTATTGAAGTAGTTATTAATATCAGTACTATTGGTAACGCTACCACGAGCTAAAGCTTCCTTAGGGATTAATCTCTTTAAGTCAGCAATAGATTTTTTATCAATACCGTATTGAGAATCCGATGTAGGAATAACTAATAAGTTAAGTCTATCGTAATTCATCTTATCAGATTTGACTCTAAAGTAAATACTATCCTTATAGGAGATATTACCATTAGCACCCTGAGAAGTATATAGATTTACAGTAACTTCAGTATTAGCTGTAGGTAAGTATGATGTGTTATCAAACATAACTCGAATAGTAGAAGAGTCAATATAAGTATAGTTACAGAAGTTAGATATACCATCAGTATTCAAACCATTATAAACTGGTCTGAGTTTTCTTGTTGGTTGATCATATTCTTTTACATCTACATCAAAACCAGCTAATTGATTATCGAATTCAAATTGTAACATTTTGGATTCTAATGGATTATTGGTAATGATAGTTTTATGATATGTCATATACTCGTATTGACGTAAATCTACTAAAAGCATAACTACATTACGACCATCAATCTTAGATCTAACTGTAGGCTTTAAGTATGGATCAACATCATTAGAGTTCCTAGTGATAATAGGGTTACTTTGAGTAGTGTCATACATACCCGTATAGATATATTCCCCAGTAGGTAACTCAATACGTTTGATAATTAAGTCATATGGTAAGTGGAATTCATAATCGCCTACCATGATTTTTATATCACGATCAAATCTGAATGTATCAGAGATCGTATTCAATACAAGTTCATCTTCATAGAAGACAAACATTGCTTGCATAGTTGCAGGCTCAGCAAAAATCTTATTAATACCGAGCATTAAAGCATGAGAGATTACATTCTTCTCAAACTTAGCTTTAATAGGGATAGCCTCATTAGAATACTCAGCTGCCATAGTAACAGCATTTTGTAAAGCATTAGAGTTTACATCCCCTAGATAGCCAAAGATACCCATAGAGAGGGTTATTTCATCTTCATCTACATATCTTTTCTTAATATTTTCAATATATTGATGTATATCATATATATTGGCATTAAGTAAAGTATCATTTTGAACTGTATTTAAGACAGTCTCCTGATAAGATCGGAGAGTCTTGTTTACTGATACCGCATCAGATGCCATTTAATTATCCCTCCCATTTGAGTTTATAGAAACCTTTGTTAGGTAGTGTTTCATTATAACCATAGTTTAATTCATATTTAGGGTCTTGGAAGTAAGTGAACTTACTAGTTGGCTCAGCAGCCTTAGCTTTCTGAGTTTCATTATATGCAGCTTCGAGATTATTACTAACAGTAGATACTGTATCGTAAGCACTATTAATTGCACCCTTAGCTCGACCAATTATATTCTTTGGAGTTTGAGCACCAATGCCGCCTACCATGCGGTTTTGAGCATCACCACTTGTTCCAGTTGTACCATTTACAGCATTACCTGCAGTACCACCTTGATATAGCATAGTTGGAGGTAAAGCAATATAAGGTCTTTGCATAAACTCACCACTCCAACCATTAAATTCATCAAGATATCCACCAAGTTTTGCATCACCAGCTGGAATCTTCTTAGCAACTTCATTGAAGTCTAAAATTATATTAGGATCCATATCTTCTACATAAGATGCTTTAAAGTTAATAGTAAACTTCACATTACCATCTGCAGGAAGATCAGAGAATGTACTCCTTGGTACATTCTTAGGATATACTCCAATAAACTTAGAGTAGTGTATAATAGATTCACCATCTTCTCCAACTATGAATTTATACATAGCCATTTGATCATGAATGATTTTACCATTAAGATAGTTATCATCAACAAAGTCAACTAGACCATAGTGTTTCATACGTTCATATTCATCGAATAGTCTGAACCACATATATACTTCTAGATACTTTGTATCTTCAAATTCAACAGAGAACTCATGATTCTCATCAGATTCATATGAAGTACCACGATAGAATAAAGAAGAACCTAAGATGTTTTTAGATGTCTCATAGTCACTAGCTGTATTAATATCTGGCAAATCTACATTAGATCTCTTATAGTTAGATAAGAGATTAACGAATGGTCTACCACAAGCAGAATAGCTTAGACTTTGTAATACATCATTATATCTTTTAAACGCTTCAACCATTAAGGCATTATTAGCAATAGATGGATTCAATGTAGGTCCTTTAAATAACTGCAAATCTGGTGTAGTAAAGAATATAAATTCTCTAGTAGCACCCATCCAGTTATTAGGATCTAATCTTTCATATCTAGCAAACTTTTGATATTTTTCTATCTGGCTTACTCGTCCAGGACCAATACCAAGACCATTTGCTTTTACATATTTTAATAAACCAGCTGTTGATTCATCAAACTCTGGTCTAGTAGTCTGATCAAGTAAACTTGGTTTAGCAACTATATTATCAAGGCTATTACCAACACTGTTAATAGCTCCAGCTGTTTCATTACCTATTTTAGTAATAGCACCACCGACTTGTCCAACAGTATTGATATATAATGTATTCTTTACTGAACTGACAGTATCAGAAGCAGCATTCTTACCTTTATCTATGACATTTCCAACCGCACCAGCAACACCTGAGGCTGCATTATCTATAGCGGTTCCGATAAGGGATTTATCATCTGCCATTGCATATATTCCCCCTTTCTTATTTAATTTAATCTTATGTTAAAATGGCTAACTTCTATCGTAATTGTATATTATTATAGTGAAATAGGATAAAGCATATAGATATATGCTCTTATATCACAGCTTTCAGTTATTTGTTTTACTATACTTTTTAAAGCGAGGCTGATGATTATGAGAGATTATATCGAAGACATTTTAGATGGTGAGTTACCTAAATTAGAAGAAGCTAAATATTCATGTAACGTTTATACTATAGCAATAGAGTCTGATGATGAATCAATCAACCTTGAGCTTATTAAAGTAGATGATTATAATGAAGTAGTAGATCTTTATAACTCACTAATCGATGACCTTATCGAACGAGGTCAAACTAACAACTACTCTCATACACTTAAACGTATGAATAAAAGATTTTTCAAATTATAATGAGAAAATCTATATGCTTTATTTTTTTTTCTTATTTACCCATTTTAACATAAGATTAAAGTCATATATGATACTATAAGGAGGTACTTTAAATGATCCTTAAGGATTTAATTACAGACGTTTTAGACGTTGCTGATAATTCTGAAATTGGTAAATTTATTTCCAAGAAGAATCCATCTATCAAGTCTATTACTCGAGCAAATAAAGATTTGACTATGACATTTCCTGTCATGGTTTCTAATACTGTAGATCCAGCATCTGCACAATTAGTTTCTAGAGCATTAGAGCGTAAGTTTGTTACTTTAACTCAAATGCTATTATCTGCTATTTCCATTACATCTTCTAAAGATGCTATTGATCATCTTAAAAACGTTCACTCTAATCTAGATTTATCTAGCTTGTTTGATGTTGATGATTATTTAGCAGTCAGTCAAGAAGCTACAGCTAATCATATTTTTGATACAGTTGAAGTTAAATCTGTATATGAAGCATTTAAGCAAGAACGTTTACATGCTAAACCAATTAATCATCTACAAGAATCATTGATGGATGATATGATGGACCGTATGCGTCAAGATCCAAAATTTAATGCAAACGTTGCAGATGCAAGATTTAATAATCTTAGTGATGACGATAAAGCTAGAGCTGTAAATCTTTTGAATACAGATACAGCTACTCGGAATAGAGATTTAACTCGTCAAAATAGAACTCTAACTCAACAGCTTAATGATATTGAGCGCAATGAAGGTAGAATGAGAAGAAATTTCGCAAGAACTCAATCTCAATCTAATAAACGTATTAATGATTTACGCCAAAGCAATGATAATCTTCAAGCACGCTTAGATGATATCCGTAACAATACTAGAGCTGGTTTAACCAAATTAGCTAAAGATCAAGATTATAAGAAAGCTAATGAACTACAACCTACATTGTTGCAAATTCAATTCATTAGCACTAATGATAACAATGATCCTATCACTGTAGATGCATATGTTGGTATTAAAACTAAAATCTACTGTGTAGATTCTGCTGATATTGCTAATCATATCGTATCTAAACGTAGCTATAACTTCAGCTTGTATAACTTAATCAAAGCTACAAGTGGTGAAATCGAATTCTGGAGAGACTTCGTATTTGCTATTAAGAAAGCTAAGATTGATGCAGTATCTAATACACATCGTGGTTCTTCTTCCAAACTTTGGAAAGTATTAGAACGTCGTGCATTAGCATCTAAAATCAATCGTTTTATGTCTGCACGTAATGATGCAACCGCTATCACTACATTAATGGTTTCTGCTTATGATGTAGAAATGCTTCGTAAGATGGAAGACATTGATATCTCTGATTCTCGTGTAGCTCGTAAGTTAATGGATGACTATAACTTAGTTGGTATCGTTATCGTTGATGACTCTACTGAGTCTGCTAAAATCATCTTCGATACAGGTGATGATGAGTATGAACCATACACATTCAAAACTTTGAAACGTGATGATAAAATGGACTATAAACAAATGATTCAATTACTAGCTGGAGGTAAATAGTAATGCAAAAGTATGTATTAAAAGAATTCGTTGAAGCCAGCAAGTTAATGGATCTTACTGACAAAGAAACTTATATCACTGTCGGTGTAGTTAATGAAGCTGAACAACGTGAAGTCTTGTTAGGTGTAACTAATAGACTTTATGAAAAAATTGAAGCTAAAGTAACCGATGTTAACTTTGGTACAATTCCTCAATCTAAAGGTGATTTCTTGAAGATTGATAATATTGATATGGTAACTGAAGCCATCAGTGATATGAAGAAAATCTATCAAGAATACAAACAACCTCTTACATATATCAATATCTTAACTGATGCAATCAATAACTTGGTTGAGTTGAAAAATGAATTCCAACGTTGTTATGCATCTAATACTAGCTTGGGTATTGTATTATACAATACAACAGCTATGTCTGTAATCAGTGGCGTATCTTTACTTATTGCTTCCACTATCGATTTCATCGTAGACCCTAAAACAAAATCTATTGAAGTATCTGTAGATCGTGTTGGTGTATCCAGAAGTAAAGAACTTCTTCAATTACAAACTCTAGCAGAATTCAACAATCTCTGTAAAGGTAATAAACTTAAAAAGGTATTGAATGATCTAATTAAAGTAAGTGCTAAGAACTTAGCTGGTACATCTGTATTAGCAGTTATCGGTGTAAGTATTGGTCTTATCTTTACTATCGTTCCGATCATGCGTGAATTGATCTATTACTTCTACTATTGTAGAGCAAGTGTAGCTGAGTACTTTGAAACTCAAATTGCAATGTTGTCTTTAAATGCTGCACGATTAGAGACAGCTGGTGACCCTAAAACAGCAAACGAACAACGTAAATATGTAGATCGTTTCCGTAAGATTGCTGACTATCTCGCAGTTGATGCAAAAGAAGCTTCCAATAAAGCTGAAGCAAATGTAAAACAAGATGAAAAAGAAAAATATAAAGTTGACGATGTAACTGAAAGTCTTCCAGACTCCGCTGCATCTTCTTTATTCTAACGAAAGGAGCATAGAAAAGATGCATTTTTCTAGAAAACAAATTAGAGAGTCTAATACCTTGAAGATGGTAAAACAAGCTGAAAAGGCTACTCTTGAAAAACAACTTAACGAGTCTAAGACTATCATTCCTGAAGTAGGACGTATTGCTATGAATGAAAGTTCTTTAGCTCGTTCTAAACGTTCTCTAAATCTCCGTATGGCTGCTAAAGCTATGATTAAAGAACACTTCTTAACTGAAGCTATTAAATATATTTACAACGAATGTATGATTCCTGATCTTCAAAAAGAATCTACTAATATCATTCGTGATACAGTAATCCGTGGATTCATTAAAGAGAACGGTGTTGAAAATATTATCCGTACCTTCAATACTAAATCTTTATTCTTAGCTGACATTGCTAAAACTATCAAAGAAGCTACAGATGATGTAGTTAAAGCTAATGAAGATAAACTTAAGAATCCTGATACTAAAGTAGATGATATTACTGTAGATCCAGAATATCAAGATTCCTTCATTGACAAAATGGGTCAACAAAAAGAAGAAATCGAAGATGTTGGTGCTATGGTACAATCTCACGTTGCTAATAACGTAGAAGACTTCATTGCCTCCAATGTTGAAGATAAACAACAAATCAAAGAGATTCTTGATGAAGTAAAAGAAAAAGTAGCTAATATTAAAGCTGCAAATGCTGACGTAGCAGAGGACATCAAGGAGTCCATGATTATCGGTGCTAAGCGAAAAATCTATAACGTAAAGAGTGCTAAGAAGAGCATTTTAGAAGCTATGGTTAAACACTTAGCTAAACGTGTAATCTCTGAAAACCATACAGAATTCTTGACTGAATCTAAAACTATCAATACTGATAAGATTGTAGAAACAGCAGAATGTATGTTGACTATGCTAGTACTCTCTGAAGCACTAGGATTCAAATTGAATGAGCAAGAAGTTCGTGCAATGTATAAGTAAAAAATAAAAAAATAATAGTTCCCCATCTGGTTAAACCAGATGGGGATCATTCTTTTAGTTTTTTATTATTAATCATATACCTCCTTTCTTATTGATGTGGATGTATTTCATCCCAATGAACTCCGAATATATCTTCGTCCTCAAATAATGTACCACAATCAACTGATAAGTCTAATTCTAATTCTTCGTATAACATAGTATACCTCCTCCTATTAAACTAATCTTCAACTTCTTCTTGTTTCTTTAATTCTTGTTCTTTCTCCCACTCCTCTTCAAGAGCATCCAGAACAGGTATTAAACATGCAACCGCTGCATCTACATAATAAGACATATGATATTACCTCCTTATATAAACACTATATCATATATTCACCTTAATAATATATAGTCATAGAATACTAGAATTACAAAAAAAAATAAATACCCCATAGGAGATATACTCCTATGGGGTATAAGTATGTATTATATGAGTTTGCGTTAAATTAGACTTATTAAAGTGTTGTCTCCAATACGATAAACAGTATGGAAAAGTTCAATGTTATCCATTAGGAATTTATATTGTTGTGCAGTTAAGGTTTCTAAGATAGTATCCTTATCAGAGGTGTATTGTGTGCGTATGCTAGATAAGAATACATCATCATTACTAAGATTACCTTTTTGCCAAGCATATCTTCCTTCTTCACAGAAGGCAAATCCTGGGAATGCTTTAATATAGTTAGCATCCCAATAGGATGCATTTAACATTTTTCTTTTGATATCATAAAATGTATCAAGCTGTTTATGATTGTAAGACATTATTATCACCTAAATAAGATCTTCAGGATCATAGAAATCCTGAGTATCTTCCTTTTCTTCTTTTTCAGATACAGGGATGTCAAGTTCGACACCACGTTTTTCCATGATTTCCTTAATTTTTTGATTATCACCATAACCCTTTTCTAATAGGATATGAGTCAAATCATGTGGACCTTGCTCCGTTAGGAAAGAGAAACCTTTATTAGGTTGCATAGTTCCATCGGATTGAACTACCCACTTACGTAGTTCAATTTTATAAGCTCTGTCGTTCCAGCTCATTTCAGAAATCTTTAGAATAGAGTTTCCTCTTTCATCAAAGACTTCATCAATACCATCTGGATTGATATTAAATTTGAATTCCATAGATCCTCCAAAAAATAATAATAGACTGGGGAAGTTAATCCCCAGTCATATTAGAATCAATTATTTTTGTGGACGGAATAAACCATCGGATACAACTTGACGGCTTACATATTTTTTAAGCAAGCGTTTAGTTACATCAGGATGCAATTGTTTGATTTCAAGAAGACGACCAGAGTAGCTATTAGTATTTACTGGAGCACCAGGAATCACTACATAGTCATATTGGTTACCATAGATGAAACCAAGGATAGATTCAATTGTAGCACCATATACTACCAAGTTGCTGTTACCAGAACCATCAGAAGCATATGCATAAGTTACACATTGAGTACGGAATTTATCATGGTTTTCATTGTCTTTACCGAAGTCAATGATTGTATCTTTCAAGATATCAATTGCTTCATTAGTAAGACGGAAGCCCATAACTGTTTCAGATACAGTACCGTTTTTAACTAATTGACGGATGTTAGAAACACCATTGAATTTAGCAATCATTTCACGTTCTTTAGTGGATGCATTTTCACCAATGTTTTCTAAACCGATTTGTTCAATAGCTTTTAAACGAGTATCGTGTTCGTTATCAGAACCATTGAATGCAAATACTAATGCGATACCGATTTGAGGGCTATTGGTGAATACCATATCACGGCAGCCTACATAATCAGCAAAGATGTTACCAAGACGATTTGTGAGAAGTTCACATAATTCACTTGTAGCGATTGTTTTTGTTTTGTAATCACTTTCAAATGTTTCAGGAGTAACTTTAAGTTCAATGCGTTTAGCATTGCCTTTATCGTTACCTTTTTCATCTCGACGAGTTTCACGGGAAGCACGTTGAAGTACTTCGCTTAAAGATTGGAACCCAGTGTCGACTTGTGGAATTCCATTAATCAATTGATTTGACATAGCTATGTCCTCCTTTAAAATATAAAAGAAATTATTCTACTGTTAGGATCATAGTAAATATTAATCACCTAACTTCACCATTATAATATATCAATATATCTAAGTTTAGAAGACATGTAACCCAGGAAGGTCATCCATGCCTACATATTTAACTATAAAGGTTCGGTCATTCTTATCTTGAATAAAGAAGAAGTTACCTCTAGCCTTATATAGTAAGATATCATGATAATATTCAACGATATTATAATCTACTATACGATCTTGTACTATAGCTTCAAGAGCAAATAAGTCACCAGGTCGTAATTGAGCACCGTCTTTAACTTCAAATAATACATTGATTACTCTGAAGTTATAATGGAACCAGTACATGAATAGAATATTTTGCAGTGCTATCTTAATAGCTTGATCGGTACTATCATATTCTAATCCACGACTATCACAGATGGAAATAAGAGTGTCATAAACACGAGAGTCTAACTTGACAAATGATACAATATTCTTGAGCGGATCATTTAGATATAAATCTACACTGAAAGCATAGTCTTTGCTTGCAATGTCATACATCATTAGATCATAAGCTCTTTTATATTGTTTCATTGAGCTATCGTTATCAAACTCACCTTTACATACATACTTACCAAACTTCTTCTTAGGGTCAGGATTATCAATATTAATCCGACTAGCAAAGTATGGATAGTTATTTGCTTCATATGGGCAATAGATATTGATACACAATTCCGTTTCCCCATTCTTTAGAGTACATACTTCGAAAAACATCTTACAATGTATCTCTAAAGGCATATACTCATCATTATTGAACTTATCAATCAATAACTTATCCCCTATTACAGGAGTAACCTTATAGAAGTCTTTGTCTTTTCTAGATACTATTCTATATAGTTCAGTAATCTGACCGAATTTATCTTTCTTACAAAGCTTCTGTCCGACATTATACATTTTTATATTCACCTCCTTAATCATAGTTATAATATATGAGCGAATCATATTATAAGAGTCCTACTTATCTAGTAAGTAGGACTCATTATATTATAATACTTGCATAGCTATTTTAGCATATTTACCAGCATGTTTTAATGTAGGTGCTGTAATAACAAAGGAGTCATCACAGAATTCACTACGTTGATAATAATTAGAGAAGTTGAATTGTCTATCATTTTTAAGTACTACTTTAAGATACTTATGGAAGTCATTCAATACTCTAGCTCTAATCTTAACTAGATCTTTATCTTTCTTAGTACGATCTTGTTTAGTAAGATCTTCTGTAATCTTAAGATTTAGATAATACATCTTAGCTAGTTCATATTTCATTGCTTCAATATTTTTAGCTCTATCATACTCCATAAGTAATCTATGAGATTCCATATATGTAGCTTGATAGTTCTTATTCTTTAAGAAGTTCTTAACGAATAAGTTACCTTTATTATCGAATTCAAAGCCAATACCTTTTTCTTGTAATAACTTAGCAGTCATACTTCTATGGAATAAAGTATTAGCTCGGTTATAAGCTCTATTCATATTAATAGGATTGAATTCCATATAAGGATTCCAACCAAATTCTAATAAAGCTTGTTTGTATTCATCAGATTGAGTTCTAGCATACTCTAGACTTAGGTATCTTACATTAGACATCCAATCTAGAATAGCTTTTTTATCATAAGATTTACCTTCATAGATATTCTTATAATCTTTCAACCATTGATCAGCTTTAGATTTCCATTTATCTGGAATAGACCCAAATGTACTATTACGTTTGAATACTTCGATTTCATGTGGAATATAGAATGGTGTAGTATTTGGTAAGTTTCTAACTGGTTGTACATCTTCCATAGCAGACTCTACCATAGGGAAGTAATAGAAGTCATCAAATCCCTTATTAGTGAATATACTCTTTAGGAAGTTATACATAGTTTCATTATTACAACCAAATGCTTCCATTAGTCTCATATCAGAGATACGGATTAATGAGATATCCATAGATTGTAAGTTATTCCATTGAGCATCTAATTCTTCTTCACTATCACAAGGTAAGATAACAAAGATACCAGAGTTTAAAGACCAAGCTTGAAGATATTCAATCTCACGTTTCTTACCACGAAGTTCAATACCATAATCTCTAGCTCTATCTAAGTCAGATAATTGTAAACTAGATTCACTTAATGCTAAATCATCATAAGGAATTTCAGAATTAAGATATTTAGATCTCAATTCTTTGAATCGCTCTACGTTAGATTTACCATAGATTTCAATAGACTTATCATCACTATGACGTTTCATATCAGCAGTAAGACTATTATAATCATTCCAGTCATCCATTAATTGCTCTTCTGATTCATACTTATCATCAAGTACTTTATACATACCAGAGTCATTAACTTCTTTAACTTTCTTATTATTAGTACTTTGAGTATCATCATCTTGAGTTAGAGCATCTTTAGCTTTAACAAAAGCTGGAGCCTCAATCTCTAGAATAGTATCATAAGATTTAGATCTTACACCAGACTCTAAGTCAATAGCAAAGTATCCATTATAATCTTCCATGATCATAGTGCCTTCAGGGAATTCTTTTAGTTTAGACTTAGCCGTATTAACTTCTAGAATATCACATAAAGGTATAGCTATATTATATAACTCTGACTCAATAGAGTATACCATATTCATTAAAGCTAACTTGTTTTCTCTATCTAAGTCGGCTTCAATAAAGTCATCATCATACTCTAATTGATCTTTAGATAGCATTACGTTACCAGTAATCTCTTCATATAGATTGATTGCATTCTCCCAAGTAACTCTATCTCGTTTATGTCTATAAGACTTATAGAATTTATCTTGTAAGAATGGTTCTTTATCTACAATCTCAGTTTCTTCATTATCGGATTTAACTCTAAGCTTAGTAGACTTCTTATCATCAACTACACCAAAGCCATCTTTTTCTCCACTGAAAGAGTGTCTATGTGGTGTGTATTGGACTAGCATATTACCATCCATTGTACCAACAATACCACCTACAGCACCAACACCCATATGCTCTCTTGTAGCATATTCTTTTAAATCAGATAGACGTCTAATGATATCATATTCTTGAGGTATTTGTTTACCTGCATATGTCTTATATAATGCTATAGCCATAGATCCAAAATACATAGTAGAGTAATTGACTAGATTAGGATATTGATCTACTAAATATGCATATAAAGATTTATCCAGAATAAAGATAGTTCTATTCTCTCCTCTAAGGTTATACATAAAGAATCTAAGTATCTTAGCCATTTCTATATATACTTCTTCAATAGTCATATTAAGATTTAGATCTTCTGTATTTGTTTTAGGGAATATATCTTTACGATCTACGTTAGGATAAACTCTAGTAAAGTATTCATCAGTCATCTTATCAGTAATATCATCTTCATCAGTTATATCTACCCATGTACTATAGAATAGATAGCTTATTATCTTATCTAGTTTGATATATTTAATATTATCAGGATAGTTACTAGGTAAGACGCTCTTAACATATTCGATATTTGATGCATCTACAGCAAAGATATATTTACCTTTATCAGTATCTTCTTCAAATTCTTCCATATTACTAAGAACTATACCAGCATCATCATATTCTGCAGATTCATTAACAAAAAAAGATTCACGTGTAACTTTAATGATATCATTATTACTGTCAGCATCATCATATATAAGTTGAATATTCTTAATATCTAACTTATTCTTTAAAGTACCAATATACTTGAAGTTTCTATTAAAGTTTTTAACTTCTATCTCCTTATTACATAGAACTCTATTAGATTCATCCATTCCTGCGGGTGGATCTATTAGTTCATATGCATATTTATATTCATTTTGATTAGATGCATTATCTATATCATCAACTACAGATCTAGATTTATCTAGTAATTTATCATCATCGCCTTTAGTTGAACACTTAAGACCAATAACGATATTATCTTTTTTACGGAGACCTATAATAACTATAGGTCTCCATTTATACTTACCTGGGTTATCATCATAGGTGTATGGTACTTTCCATATATCACCTATATGCTTACGTCTTGGCATTATATCCTCCAATCAGCATTGAGTTTCTTCAAGAAACAGTATATACATTTCTTTTATAACTTTAGCTTCATAATCTATACCATTTTCTACAGCATATTCTATGTATTTTTCTTTATATGCTTTTCTAAATTCTTCGTCAGTCTTTAATCTTTTACGTAGAGCTTTCCAAGAATCTATTTCATCTTTAAACTCTTCAGTAAAAGCAAATAGATCATATATTGTATGGTTATCTTCTACATTTACGCATCTGAAATCAGATAGCTCATATAATCTATCAAGCTTATCTTCAGGAACTAAATTACCTATCTTAATTTCCTCTACAGACTCAGTTAATGGTCTAATAGCCAAATCTGTTTTAGTATTAATAGCAGTATAGTTTTCATTGATTACTAGAGTACATGCTCGCTTATCTTGATTATAGTTATGCATAAACTCTCTAATCATAGCACCTTCAGAATCAGATTCTATAATAGAAGATTCAGATACTTCATCATATAGATTTACAGAATAGTATTTACCATCAATATTGATAGTAACCCAGTCTGCTACTCCATCTGCTGAATCTAATCTATATAACTTATAGTGATTAGACTCAGTTAATGGAACTCTATCGTCAGTTTGGGCTAGGTTATTTTCATTTAAAAATTCTTTAGTCTTATTGACATACTCAGATTCATTATATGAATGAATAGTATCCAATAAGCTTATCAATATATTTTTTTCCATTATAGTTCTCCTTTATAAATAGAAATATTATATTCATAGCTATAATATATCATTCCATTTATCATTATAGGACTATTCATTTATACGAATGATCTTGTTATTCTTTTCTGGATCAGTCTCATTGATCTCTTGATCTTTTAATAGAGCTAAAGTCTCCATTAATTGAACAAATTGATTATCAACTAATCTTAGATAGTTATATTCACCTAATTTGATCAAAGCTTTCTCTTTAGAGATCTGTTTATCTCTATAGTCTACCATAGATCTATTATTAGGATTATCTCCACCATCTTTGACTTCAATGATCAAATTGTAAGGAACGTAGTAAATATCCGTAATCCATTGACGTTTTTCGCCATATTTATCTACATATTCAATCACAGGTCCAGGCATTATTATGTCTTTAGAGCTACAATGTAATACTGTATCCATAAATTCAATAGCATTCTTTTCATATGTACCTGTATAGGTAAATGGTGTACCATCACTAAACTTATATACTCCAGATATACGTCTATGAGATAGCATCTTAGCTTGATGTGCAGCATCATCTAATAGAGACACTTTACCATGCACTCTAATCATATTCTTTTTAAACTTAGATCTCATTTCCTCTTTACATCTAGGATTAGAGCAAAGTCTATGGTATTTACCAGTCTTTTCATTCCACTCTGTTTTATTACCGCATACGATACATTTACCAGAGCCTGGGTGAGTTTTATCATATAAGAATTGCTCGGCAGAGATATCACCGATAATATCTTCATGATCTTTTTCTATGTGTCTGATTAACTTGTCTTTGAAATCTTTACGTCGACATAATGGACAAGCTATTCTTCGTTCAGTTGCCATTGTATCCTCCTTAATGAGTATATATCAATTTAATGCTATGTTAAAAATAGCTATTTGTGTATATTTTAAACCCTAGAACTAAGTAGTAATATATTAATATGAAAGGAGAATTTATCGTGGCTGATGATATTACTTTCATAACTGCCAAGACCAAAGAAATTCCTACACTATTAAAAGAATATTCTTTATCTACTGACAGTTACAAAACTCCACTTACATATAAGAACTTTAATGCTGTTGGTACTCTAATTATGCGATTAATGCTATTAGAGCCAGGCACAATAACTCATAGTCCAGAAATGGGTCTAGGGTTAATTAGTAAATATAGGTATATGCAGTCTGATAGAGCTATTGAGCTAAGTCAGGCTATTAAAGATCAAATAAAAGACTATCTTGATAATACTATAGCAGTTGAGGTTAATATTGGCTTCTCTAATAATGGGGAGAATATAATGATTATCGATATGACTGTAGATCAATTCCAATTTAGATACTTCTATGATCGAGATAAATTAACTTTAAAGATGTTGATGAATGATGAAATTGTTTAGGAGGAACCATGTCTGAAAATGTAAAACTAGCAGACCTCATGAAAGAGAAATTGGAAGAAGAAAAAGCTTCCAAAGAAGTTACACCAGTAGAAGAAGAAAAAACTGAAACTGCTGTTGTAGAAGAACAACCTAAAACAGAAGCTGAACCTCAACCTACAGCTCCTGTTGCACCTACATTTGATGCGGATTCTTTACAATCTGCAGATCTTAGTGCAATTATTCCTTCTGGCAAAGAAGATAAAACACAAGAAGCTCGTGATGGCTTAATGGAAGAATTAGATAATGGTATCTCTGATGCCATTGAACGTCGTTTCCGTCCAGCTTTAAAAGAAATCCATGAAATGCGTCGTGAATATGAAGATCTTAAAGCTATGGGTGAAGAAAATCCTCAAGTAGCATCTAAATATGATCCTACATTGGATTTGAATCCAGAGCTTTCTGATGATGATCGTGAAGCTATTCGTCGTGATGAAGCTGAACACGTTATGTCTGATGAAGAAATTAAAGCTTCTACTAGCATTAATACTATTCTTCCTGAAGATGATATTGAACGTGAGTTTGAAGCTTATGAAGCTGCAGCTGAAAATGCTGTATCTAATGTAACTACATCTGCTACTACAACTCCTTCTGTAAGTGTAGATACTATTGATGTATCTGATGCTGCAGTACCAGCTGTAGAAGTAGTAAAAGCTACTGATGATGAAGATGAATTGCTTTATGATGATGAACTCTTAGAAGACCTTGGTCTTGATGAAGATAAAGAAGAAGCTGAACGTGCTAAGTTAGAAAAACAACAGCAACGTAATATGGAAGAGTTTGCTCGTGTACTTCGTCAGCAATTAAACGAAGTAGGTGAACGTAAACCTGATATTAGTAAATTCCGTGTACGTAAACGTCCTGTAGCATTTACTAAAGTATTATCTAAACCAGTTGAAAAGAAATACTTCGAATGGGGTTTATTTGCTACTGGTGTATCCATCTCTATGACTCCATTATCTGCAATCGAAATGGATGAAATCAATCCATACTCTGATTCTGCAAATGATATTGGTAAAGCTCGTACAGTATTCAGTACTTTATATAAACACTTAGCTCCTGAATGCCGTAATATGGATATGGAAGCATGGTTAAAGTTATTGAACTATCAAGACTTGAATCACTTATTCTTTGCATTATACAATGCTAACTTCAGTACTTCTAATATTATTCCATTTAGCTGTCCTAAATGTAAACACTTCTATACCGAAAAACGTCCTATCATTGACATGGTTAAATTCGAAACAGAAGCTGATAAAGAAACCTTTAACAAAATCATTGCTAAAGATCCTTCTATGCCTCCAACATTCGAAGAAGAAATCTACGTTGCTAATGGTGACTATGCTTTCGGTGTAGTAATTCCTAAAATTTATAACTCCATGTTTGAGGAACGTCTTTTGAACGAAAGCTTCCGTGAAAAATATGCGGGTATTATTAATATCTCTCATTGTATCTCTACTGTATATGAGATCGATGAAGATAATGAAGAATTGATTCCTATTCAATTCAACACAGCTCCAAATGATATTGTTAAGACTTATAAATATCGTATCCAAGGTATCTATAAAATCTTATCTAAACTATCTGCTTATGAATTTAAAGAACTCCAATCTTTCATTGGCAAATACTTAGAAGATAATAATAAGAATATCAATATTTCTTATCAAGTACCTGCAGCTACTTGTCCTAAATGTGGTGCAGAAATTGAAGCTATTCCTATGAATGCTCAAGAACTTGTTTTTACACGGCATCGGTTGATTCACATGCTCGACTAATGCAATTAGTTGATAATGTTTGTTACGAATATCGAGGTAGATTAAGTATAATAGAAGCATTGAATATGCCTATAGGTGATTTGATGCTTCTATATAAATTTATTAGAGATCGTAGAGAAGCTGCCGATGCAGCTGCTGAAAAAGAAAAACACAAAAAAGATGAAGAGCAAAAATATAAGTATATGCAAGCCGCATATAGAGGTCATCCACAAGCTGGCTTAATTCAACCTCCAGTAGATCAAGGTACTAAGACTGAGACTCCAGCTATGACTAGGGAAGATATGGCACGGTTTGAAGATGCTCTTGAAGGAATGCTTTAATTAAAAGGGGATTTATATAAATGGATATCGTCGAATTTTTCTGCAAATTCGGCAATGGAGACTGCGAACAAACGAGAAAACAGATAGTAGACTACTTTGGCGAATCTAGTCTATTATACAGTATATTGAAAGGATATGGATTATTAAATTCAAAGATTGATCATGTTATCTATGATAATTATATTGACTTTATCATCTATACAACTGATGCTAAGTTATTTGACTCCTTAGTAGATGAGTATAAGAATACCATTACAGTTAATAGTAATAATGGTATGAGTCATCCTATAGTTGTAGATCTTAATAGAGATTTTAATGATCCATGTAAAATTATTGTAACTATGCGATAATATAACACAATCGAGTTAGTGCAATAAATGCACTAACTCGGTTTTTGTTCCACATATAAGTAATTTATAAGGAGGTATATATGGCAATATTAAAAGACCAAATCAGACAAGATAATCTCCAAGTATCTCTTCTTGATGTGGATGATTTTGTCAAGAAGAATAACTTAGTTGAAATAACTAACCCAGTTATCTTTGATACATCTAGTAATCCTACACAAGATGGATTATTATCAAATACAATCTTTGGTATTACCAAAGAATCTAGAGCTAGTACTTTTGCATATATTAGCTTAAAGAAGAAATTCTTACAGCCTTTAGTATATAGAATCTGGAGTAAAGTAGACTCTAAGATTAAATCTGTTATTCATGGTATTGGAACTTATTCTATTGATAAGTCTGGTAATATAGTAGAAGATCCTAAAGGGGATAATGGTATTGATTTCTTAAGAAAGAACTTAGATAAGATTAAGTTTAGAGAAACTGATTCCATTAAACGTGAACGCTATATCAAGTTCTTAAATGATAATAGAAAGAACTTCTTTACAGATAAGCTTATTGTAATCCCACCATTCTTTAGAGATATTAAAGTGGATGGTGGTAAGATCTCCGTAGGTGATATTAATAAACTATACATCAATGTGATGGTATCTGCATCAGCTATTGGTGATTCTACTGAATATGGTTTCAGTATTGGCAAATCCGTTGAAGGTAGACTTCAAGAGGGTTTAATTGAAATCTATAAATGGTTCGGTACTGGTACTGATAGTAATCCTAATGGTGGATTGCCAGGTAAGTTTGGTGTAATTAGACGTGCTAACTTATCTAAGACTACAGACTATGCTACTCGTCTAGTTATGTCTGCACCTAAATTAGATGTAGAGAATATAGGAGATATTAGAGCTGACTTTGATTACTCTGTATTACCTATGACATCAGCTGCAGCTAACTTCTTCCCATTCGTTATTTTCCATATGAGACGATTCTTTGAGAATGAATTCATTGGTGATACAAAGTATCCTATCATAAATAAAGATGGTTCTATCATCTATGGTGAAATTGAAGACTATCAAATTCAATTCTCTGATGAAATGCTAAAGAAAGAATTAGATAGATTCATTCATGGTTACTCTGATAGATTTAGACCAGTAAAAGTCTTATGTCGTGTTAAAGGTAAACAAGAATATCTTGAATTAAAATGGAAAGGTTTCTATAAAGAGCCTGATGCTAAAGCATTACAAAAAGAAAGACCTTTAACTTGGTGTGATATAATCTATATGGCATGTGAAGAAGCAGTCAAAGATAGAATGATTCTTATCACTCGGTATCCTATCGATACTTTCTATAATGAGTTTGCTACTAAGATTAGATTGTCCTCTACTATAGAAACTGAAGAAGCTGTATTTGATAATGTAGTATACACTCACTATCCAAAAATTAGAAAAGAAGATATTGGTAAAGATACATCTAGTTCATTTATCGATACTATGAATATCTGTAATGGGTATCTGGATAGCATCGGTGGTGACTATGATGGCGATATGGTAACTATCAAGGGGGTATATACTGATGAGGCTAATGCAGAGCTTAAAAAGCAATTAGCTAGTAATATCCACTTTATTAACTTAGGTGGTAATCCAGTTATTTCTACATCAAAAGAATCCATTCAAGCATTATATGCTATGACTTTAACATTACCTGATACTAAACTTAGTCCAGTAAAATTTTAACAAAAGAATTCCCCTATAGAGTTCAACTCTATAGGGGATATATCTTAGAATTTAATTACGTTAGTATAGTTTACTTTATCTTTTTCAAATTTAGTAATACCAATAGATTCTAATGGGAAGTTTTTCAAGTTGTCATTAATGATATCATTATAGTCAACGAACTTTAATATCCATTTAGGAACTTCCGCATCAATAGGAATTGAGATGCTAGTAATCTCACCTTTATAATCATTTTGATTTTCATCTAAGAACTTCTTAATTCTTTCATATAACTCTGGGTCAGAATCCATTAAAGGTAATAGAGTTGTATTATCAATTGTAACCTTAACAATATCAATCGCATTACGAATAGTTAAATCAATAGCCTCCGTACCCTCATCTCTTAATGCATTATAAACCAATGCACCTTTAATACCTTGGATACGCATTGGGTTGTCATAGTTAGCATAAGACTTAATTTGAGCTGGCTTATAATATTCTTTCTCACCAGATTCAATGGAGTTTCTAATATCATACTCTACACGAGCCAATGACTGTAATACATCCATTTGATTTACTTCTTCTGTATTAAGAATCTTCTTAAATAAAATATCTTTCAATGCATTACGAGTTTTCTCCTTCAATGTAGATTTGTTGATAGGTAAACCTTTAACATCAAGCATCTTAGATGGTGGTACTAAGTTACCTTCTTGAAGTTCTTGTTTAGACGCATAGTTTTTCTTACCACCAGTCAATAAAGCTCTACCAAATAAGAACTCATTCTTCATTGCAATAAGACATTCTTTATACTCAGACTTAGTATTATAATTCTCTGCAACTAAATCAAAGTGTTCACGTAATAATCTACCGGCAATATATGATAAGATATTGATAATACTGAAACGCAATGGTTCTTTGTTACTAGAAGTTGCTACGTTAATCATCTTAGTTTCAATCTCACCAGTTGAGAAGTTATAAACTCTATCCTCTTCCATGATAGGTTCTACTTCAGGAAGATTCATAAGTTTAATATTAGATTTATCTACTGGTCCTAGAACGTCTCTAAGAACGAATGTATACCAACCATTAAAACATGGCATAGTGGAGTCTGTATCTGTGATAATACTAATATCACGTTTCATTGTAGCAGAACGATCAATCTTATCTACTACAATATATCTCATATAACACCATTCTTTAAGGACTTCAAACATGTGGTCTAAGTTATCCTTAATGATTTCTGGTGGCTTGTTCGGATCTACGAATGCTTCATCTAGTTTAGATAAAGTCATTACGATATAATCTTTCATGTATTTATTATCACAGAACTGTAGACAGTTATTCTTATAGAATAACTTATTCAAAGTCTCTTGAGATAAGTTAATCAATAAGCTCCAAATAATATTCATTGCTTTATTGATTGCTTCATCATCAAAGTAATCTCTATCAAATGTATCCATAAGCTTATAGAATACATCTTCAACTGCTATATTATCATCTAATACTAAAGCAGATGGATAAATAGATTTCTCAGAATCAACTCGATTGATGAATGTAATTGCTTCATCAATAGAATGGAACTTTACGTTATTTGTAAAGAAGCTTTCAAAGAAAGTAATTGCATGACTAATCAATGCACGACCAGTTCTAGTAATACCAGTCGCAACGTATAAGTTATACAATGCACTGCTATAGTTACCAATTACACCATATAACGCATTATTATCACGTTTAGCCAACATTTGAAGCATGTTATATTTATTGAACTTCTCTGAGCCCTTCTCGTATTTAAACATTTCTTTCTTAAACTTAGAACGGTTATCAGTAAAGGAAGTAATCAATTTATACATAGGAGTTAACTCTTTTGTATATTGTTTGAATAAGCAGCCATTAGCTACCATGATAGGAGTCTTTTCATAGATATAATTACTAATACCTGCTACATCAGTTTCTGCTGTTTCTTCAGTATAGTTATTATGTAATAGACATTCACGTTTTGTATATGCATTAGATAGAATAATATCTAATGCTGTATCTACTTCACCCTCAGTTAGAGTCGGGAAGTTAATCATTAAGTTTTGTTTAGCTTGCTCTCTATATTTAGAAATAGCTATAATTTTGTCAAGTTCATCATAGTTAGTCATATTCAAATTCCTCCTATCTTGATGTCCTAGGTACTTTTATTTGCTAATATCAGCTTATGTGAATAACATTAAGTTAATAAAACGTAATTTTCGTTTTTAAATATATTTAAATAAAATAATCTCCAAGGAGGACGAAAACATGTTTTTCAACGAAAACGATCGACAAGATGTTCTTGGTGAAGATCTTGCCAACCCTAATGCTTTACTTGAAGCTATGATTTATGCTGAGGCTTCTAAATTGCCTCAAGACGAACGTATTGCATTCGCAGAATCCGAAGAAGCTCAATTATTGGTAGAAAAATCCGTATTGAATAAAAAGACTTTGGTTCGCTTAAGCAAAAATGACGACTTGGCTCGCCGTGTAAAAATGGCTGCATTCCAAATCGCTAAACAAAAGAAAGATCCACTCTGGACTAAATTGGTTAAAAACCGTGTTATCGAACGTGCTTTGATCAAAAAGATCGTTCAAAAATACAATAACCAAGCAGTTCGTGTAGCTCGCAAATCTCAAGTTGAATACATCAAAACTGCAAAAACTTCTAAACATTTACCAACTCCAAAAAAATAATAAAACCATTCGGTATAGGGTCTTAACGATCCTATACCGGTTTTATTTGTTACAGTGAATTTTACATATGAATATATATTATAGTAGTAGAATAATATAGATGTAATTCATTAAGGAGGTTCCTAAATGTTTGATACAATTGTCAACTTTGAGAATTACTGGATTTATACTGAGTTTATTAAAAACAAAGGAGAAATGACACTTGATGTAAACCAACAAATTAAGAAAGAGAATTGGTCTAACCACTTCGAAGCTATTCATTGTATACTACGAGATGGTATAGACGATCCTAGCCTATCTAAGGCTAAGATCAATTTAATTATTGGTGGTCATGAATTTGGTCTAACTATTCATGATTATTGGTTAAACTTGATCTTATGGTCTCTTATTATTAAGAGTGACTGTGAGATTGAACCAAAACATATTTTCCTTAAACGAGAAGTCACAGCCAAAGATATCAAGAAATACATTGATAAGTTCTTTATTGAAGTTCATGTAGAGGATATAGACTTCTTGACTAAGAATAATATGATTGCGGATGCATTATATTACATTGCTAAAGTTGATGAGTTTGCAGACTTGTTTGTAAACAGCATTAACTTACAAGATGATGTATTAATGATGAATGCTATCCCTGAATACTATAATCTATTACATCCTGACATGAGTAAAGTAGATTTACAAAAGGCTAATGATTATGGTATGGAATGTATTGGTAAAGTACGTGATTATGTATTGAATTCTAAAAATATTTTAGGATATGATCATATATATACGAATGCATTTAGAGCTAATGAAAGTATTAATATTCGTCAGCTTAAAGAATATGCAATTTCCATCGGTACTAAACCAGATGGTAATGGTAGTGTATTCCCACACGTTATTGCTAATAGCTATATCAATGGTGGTGTAACTGATTTGATGGATTACTTTATTGAATCCTCTGCTGGTCGTACAGCTCAAATCATTTCCAAAATCAATGTAGGTTCTTCTGGTGCAATGGCACGTAAGATTGGTCTAAATAACCAAGGTACACGTTTGCATCCAGATCCACATTTCAAATGCTCTTCTCGTAACTTTATTAGATATGATATTAAAGATGCAAAAGAGCTTAGTCTAATGATTGGTAAGTATTACAGATTCGATCAAGTAAAAGACTTTGACTTAGGTCCTATTACTGAAGCTGATACTCACTTGATTGGTAAGACTATTTATACTAGAAGTCCTATCACTTGTCAGTCTCATTCTGAAGGTGAAGGCATCTGTAGATATTGCTATGGTGACTTATACTTTATCAATAAGGATATTGATGTAGGTAAGTATCCATCTGAAGATATTACAGCTAGTACTACACAATTACAGTTGTCTGCTAAACACGTATTGGTAACAGATATTCCTGATATTGAATTGCCAATTAAGTTTGTAGAGAACTTCGTTCGTTCTGCAGAAACTATCTCATTGATTGAAGATCGAAACTATAATGATATCTATTTAAGATTCCATGTAGATGAGATCTTTAAAGATAATGAAGATGATGTAGACGATACAACTAATACTGTATTAGATTACAATGATTATGTGAATAAGTTCACTATCATTGATCGTAAAGAAGAGTATCCAATCGAAATTGATAAGATTGATAAATTCTATCTTTCCGAAGCATTAGTTAGATTAACTAATATGAAACGCTATCAAACTGATGAAGGTGAAATCAATATCCCAGTCAGTGCATTAGCTAAAGAAGAAGATCAAACTATCTTCTATACACCTATTGTAAATAATGAGTTCTCTAAAACACTTAATCGTATTAAAGATATCTTAGATAAGGCTGCAGTTACTACATCCTTTACAAAAGATGATTTAGCACAAGAGTTCATGAGAGCATTATTGAATGGTGGTATGTCTAAGCATACAGTACATACTGAAACAATCTTGTCTAATCAAATTAGAAGTGCATATAATATCTTTGATAAACCTAACTGGAATAACGTAAACGAACCTTACGTATTACTTCCACTTACTAAGGCATTATATGAAAATCCTTCTATTACTAAGACATTAGACTTCCAAAACTTGGCTAGTATCTTGAAGAATCCATCTTCATATAATAAGACAGCTCCGTCTACTATAGATTACTTCTTCCAAGAACAGCCACAATTGTTTATGAATCAGCCAAGCTTAACTAATAAGGATATCCGAAATGAACGTAAGCTTACTGATGCATTGGTGAATGAGGAAATTTAAGATTATGAATAAGATAATCTTACGTAATTCATCTATAGTAATTACTGATTACAGTCTAGGAGATGCTCCTAGACTGGAATCTTATTTTACTATATTTGATAGAATTACTTTCACTAAAAGCTATAAAGGGATGTCATATGATGAAGCCAATAGACTTCTATATCTCCCTAGGGGTTTAGACTTATACTTCGTTAAGAAATTCTTTGAAGGGGAAGAACCAGTTAAAGAATATAATAGCGATCCATATTTTGAAACTCCACCTATTAAGATTAAATATCTTCCTAGAGATGAAGTACAACAAGAAGCTCTTCATTTCATTCTAGGTAAAGGACAATATTACTCTAATCAGAATAATAGTCAACTATCTATAAATCTACCAACTGGTAAAGGTAAGACATATGTAACTATAGCATCTCTAATGTATTGGAAAGCTAGAACTATAGTTATTGCATCCACTACAGGTTGGTTAGATCAATGGAGAAATTGTATTGGTGAATATACTGATTTAGATCCTACTAGAGAGGTATTAGTAATCAATGGATCAGTTGGTATCCATAAGATTCTTAATGGTATTACTGATGTATCTAAGTATAAAGTATTCCTAGTTACTCATTCTACATTACAGAACTTCGGTACTAATAATGGATGGAATATGATTGGTGAACTATTCAAGAAACTACAAGTATTCCTAAAGGTTTATGATGAAGCACATCTTAACTTTGATAATATTTGTATGATTGACTTCTATACTAATACTAAGAAGACATTATATCTTACTGCAACACCTGGTAGATCTGATGAGACAGAAAACTTTATCTATAGATTATACTTCAAGAATATCCCTAGTATAAATCTATTTGATGAAGATAATGACCCTCACACATCTTATCTTGCATTGAGATTTAATAGTAGACCAACTCCACAGGAGATAAGTGAATGCTCTAATAATGTATACGGTCTAAATAGAAATGCTTATACAAACTATATTGTTTGCAATAATCAATTCTATGATATGATGTATATCGTTATGGATAAGATTATGAAGATTGGTGGTAAAGTACTTGTTTATATTGGTACTATATCAGCTATAGATATCGTTAAAGCTTGGATTGAGGATAACTATCCTGAATTTAAAGATGATATCGGTGTATATACTTCAGCTATTCCTAAAGAGATTAAACAAGAGCAACTTAGTAAGACTATTATACTTTCAACAACTAAATCTGCTGGTGCTGCATTAGATATCAGAGATTTAAAAGCTACTATTATCTTGGCTGAACCATTTAAGTCAGAGATATTAGCTAAACAAACTTTAGGTCGAACTCGTAATCCTAACACGGAATGTATTGAAGTGGTAGATGATGGGTTTAGATCAATATCCAGATTTTATAATGCTAAGAAACCTATCTTTAGTAAGTACGCTACTGAGTGTAGAGAGATTAAGATTAGTCTAAATACATTACAAGAGAAAGCTGATGACTTATTTAAGATTAGAGAATCTGTTAAAAAGCAATATGATGCTGGATATGCAGTTATAGATTATTCTAAGGATGGATATAAAGATGGAGACTAAAGATTTATTTACAAAAGATACTTTATTATATAAGAAGAACGGCAGATATAAGAATCTTCTTAAAGCATTCAACTTATATGCTAGTAGTATCATTACCGATGAAGGTATAGTTATAAATAAAACTTTTACTGATAGAATTACTGAGCTTAATAATAATCTTTTGGCTAAAACAACATGTGCAGATCTTTTAAGATTTGTTTGTTATAAACCTAAAATGAAATGCTATAGAAAATCATTCATTGAATTCTATAATAAGATTGCTAAGATGCATAATAGTCTTGAGCATCTTAGTGATATTCATACTGTAACAGTAGTTACTGAAGGAGAAGAAGATAATGAATAATAGACCAAGAAATAAAGCTAAAGCAAATTTAATGACCGCTACTAATACCTTAGAAAGATTAGAATCAGCAAATGATGCCGCATTAGAAAAACTTAAGTTGATTGGTATTAATCTTCCTAAAGAGTTATTAGAAGATCCTAAAGTAGCATCTTTATTAGGTGATAATAATGAATAATAAAATAGTACAACGGCATAGAGCTTATAAGATAGATCCTAATCATATGATTAGATTCTTATACAATACTATTACTAGAGAAGAGTTTTGTAAACGTATGAAAAAGAATTATTAGGAGTAATAGTAATGAATACAAGAACTCGTCAAAAATGTAGACTTCTTAGAAAACATTATGATCTTTTCATTCTATATATAGTTAATAATTTATCTAAAGAAGATAAAGAGCATATTCGTTATCTTTGTAAACGTATGAAAGAGGCTACAAATAATCATGAAAGCTAAAGAAAAAGTACTTAAGTTCAAAAAGCATGGTGCATTAGAACTGATCTCAATGTTTGGACCTATGCTACCAGTAGTAAGACATTATAAGGCTTTATACTACATATGCAAGTATGCTAAATATGTACGTAAATAATTAAATAAGTATATATTATTAAGGTGATAGATCTTGATGATCTATCACCTATTCATTTTATTCCATAGTTTTATATAAGGAGACACATATTATGGAAACTACAAACACAGAAAACAAAAACCTTTTTCAACAATTATCATCTTTGGGATTCGATGTTAATGAATCCTTGTTAGAATTAGAAAAAGAATATGCACCAGTAGAAGAAATCGGTATGCAAAATGTAGAAATCATTGATGCAGCTGAAGAAGCTATTCAACAACCTTTAGCGAATACAGATTCTAGCATTGCAGTTAACTTCTCTCAAATGATTAATAGTAAACCAGAAGTAGAAGAAGTTAAAACTGAAGTAGCATCTGTACCAGATAATGGTGAAACTAAAGTAAACGTATTCTTCCCTAAGAATGAACACATCTTAAGTAATTATGTAGATTATGATTCTTTCAATAAAATCAAAGAATCTAATACTGAAACTATAGTACGTGCAGTACGATTACTTAACTACAAAATGGCTGATCAAAATGCAGCTATGAAATTCGGTCAATTCGTATCTGAATTCAATCCACAATGTGATCCAAACAAACGTCTACGTTATGAATTGATTCGTCATCAAGGACGTGAAAAGGATCTAGTAGTACGTTTATCTACAGTAGTAAATGGTACTACAAAGTACTATGCAGATATTTATCCTGATTTGAATAAGATCGATATCGATCATCATCTAATCAGTTCTGCTAGAAAATAATTATAATTCCCCTAGGAGTCCAATCTCCTAGGGGTTTTATTTTTTTAAGATAGCCGTTACAAGTCACTAATAGATTGGGGTGAATATATTGGCTAACTTTGAGAACTATAATAAAGTAGTCGAACAAATCTTTGAACTAAATTATCAACTGACATTAAAAATGGAGGTTACATTTAATAATATAATTAAGAGAATCAATACTGAGATTAAAGAGAATTTTCATACTGAGTATGTAGTTGGAGCCAATAAGCTTACAACTAATCTTAGATATAGATATAGAATGAGACTATCTCCTAGAGGTGAAACTGTAGGAGTAATCATTGATTGGGATAATTATGATGACTTATGTACAGTTATAGATGAAGCGATAGATATCTGTGATCCTGGTAATAAGACATCACCATTCAAACGAATGTATTCAACTGCAGGAGATTTATTAGACATCAAATGCGATAGTCTTAAAGTTCGTTACTTGCATCTTAATGATAGATTTGGTAATAGTCTAGATCTAATACCATTTGTATTAATAGATGATCATAATGGTACGTTAACAGAAGCTATGAAGTTTAGATTCAATAATGATCTAATCTTTGATGTACCAGTATCTCGTCTTAAGGGATTTAGAAGATTCCTTATGACTTATAATCCATTATTACATGCTGGTGCAATGGCTAGATATATGTCTATGACTCCATTGCTTGGTACTAATAGACAGAATATGATGAGGTAATATTATGGATGTCAAAAGAGCTAGAGAACTAATCAGACAATCTAATATTAGTTATACTTCATATAGAATCAATCCAGATGGATCGATTAAAACAGATTATCAAATAACTAATAAAGATTATGAAGATATGCTTCTTAGTGCGTTATTTGTATTAAAGCCTTATAGAGGAAGATAAAGATAGAGAAGGAGTTTCAAACTCCTTCTCCTATTTATTTTTTTATACAGTATACATAATTGGTTGGTTAGTATTAGCTGGATTAACATAGTTGTCTCTTAAGAACTCAATGATCTCCATTCGTCTTTGAGCTTGAGACTCTAATGAAGATAACTTCAAGTCAATATTAGCATATACTGTTTCAATACCATCATAGTGCTTAAGATATTCGAATAAGTATGTAGCTACATCTGCTTGTGCTAACTGTTCAAATGTTTCCATCTTGGTCGGTTCAATAGTCATTAAGTTTTCTGGATGCTTAACGAATACGCCAATATAAACATTGGATAGCAAGTTATCTGTATTACCACCTACAGCCATTTCAAGTTTAACCATATTTGGTGGAATAAAATCTAGATAGATACCGCTATTGAATAGTGAACTTACGTCAGCATAGTTTTGAGCAAGCATAATACTATCAGTATCCATAGATCTTGCTAATACGTTATAGATACCATAACCAGAATATTGCTGTAAACCAGCTGTTTCATTATTAGTATCAGACCATAAGATATCTTTAACACCAAGAATCTCATAGTTATCTGGTACTTGACGATCTAATAGATAATAGCCATCCTTCTTATCCTCTGGTTTAAGTTGCACTTTAACCATATGAGGGAAGAAACGGCTAAATGTAGTTAATGTATCTGGTTTGATTACTTTATCAGCCCAGTGTTCTTTTTGGAGTTCTTCAGGTAAGTTCAAAGGAGCTGTACCTAAACGTCTCTCTATTTTATTAACAACGTCTGTCATTCTATTAAACATAATTTCAGACTCCTTTTTAAAAAGTACATTTTATTGATATATTATTATGTTGAGGAGGAAAGATATGAACAGATTTGACATAATAGAATTAGCTCAAGAAACTCTTATATTTGTTTATAATACATTTAACGGAAAGGTAAACACATTAGATCCTTACACAAGATTAAACTTCGTTGCAGGATATTTAGATACTAAAACTAACATTGCTAGAACTACACCATATGGCTGTATTTATATAAGCTTAGAAGCATTTGCTGATACAGTAGAAGCTCATAAATTTATCGATACAGATCAAATTAGAAACCTAGCATTAGAGATCATCATTCATGAATTAACTCATGTAGACCAATTAATTGATTATAAGTATATTAAGTTCAATAATGGTTATAGAGATGAAATCGAACTCCGATGTGTTAAACAATCTTGTCAATGGATATTAGATAATATCCAATATATTAGATCTCTAGGGTTAGTTGTAATCCCAGAAGTATATCAAGCTAGATTAGCTAACTTAACTAATGTAGTATATACTCCTAAATATCCAATGGCTATAGCTATGGGTAAACTAGAATATATGCTAGGTAGAAAGTTTAGAGAATTCAGCAATAACAATATTGAGATTGAATACGTTGATAGATTGAAGACTCATTATACTTTTATGGTATGTGAGAATAGAGTCTATATCAATTCCGCAAATCTTAATGATCTAGGTGAACGTCTATTAAATGATAAACAGTATACTGTTGAGTATTTAGAATACGGTGATTCTAAATTAGTAATAAAAATTACCCAAGGAGCTTAGACTCCTTGGGTTGTTTTATTTTTTCTTAGTATTGCTTTTTAGCCCATTCCATGATTTCATCTTTGATATATTTCTCAGGAGACATAATCAAAGATGCACCACTTTCATCAAATAAACGTACATCGCCGTTTTCTAATACAGTCATACCACGTTTACTGAATTCCATTACATCAGAGATCAAATCTACGTTTGCAGATTCAGATTGAATGTAGCTGATTACTGTAGGGTTATTGATTGGAATAATACGACCTTCATAACCTTCTTGAACTACAACTTCATTGTTGTCTTCCATACTAGCAGATTCTTTAATTAGACCTGTAGTGTATGCACGTTTATGAGAAGGATAGATTACACGGTCCCAAGTAATAATCTTTAAATTTTTTACATAGTTTTTTCCACCAACGTTTTCTAATGCACCTAGTGCACGAAGACTGAAGCTTGGTAATTCGCCATCTAAAAGATCTTCATTGAAGTCACGACCAGCTTGGTTATTTGTACCAGTGAAACGACCAAGAACTAAGTTGCCTTCAACTTTAATATCAAGATATTTAACTACTACCATACTAGGATCAATTGTAGATTGGCGTTCAACTTTGTCACTCATAGGATGACCTTGTTCACCTTTCATATTACCAGTACGTAGTAATTCTTTTGTACGTTCACACATAATTTGTGCTTTTAAATCAGCAGTTGCATAACAACGGCGGTTACGATTAATTACATCACCATCCTGAAGGATACCTTCAGCAACAGGTTTGTTGTTGATACTTTCAACGAGTCGAGATTCACCAACCGTCATTGGAGCTTCATGTATAATAAATGGAATATTCATTTTACCCTCCAAGATTAAATAATTTAGTATTATATTTATGTTAATTGACCCCAGTTTTAGCTGAATACAATGTTTAATATCTGAACTTATTAATAATAAATATAAGTCTTAAAAAGGAGAATGCGTAAATGATTACGAATATTAGAAAACGGCAACTCGAATTGACTAAGATGCGTAAGACATCAGACAACTATGCTGGTCTTTATAACATCGTATCCGAGAACCACAATATGACTCAGGCTGAGACGGTATTCAAAAACATATTGGAGTTAGATTCTAATATTGATACTGCGATCATGAAATCTGTAGACTTATTATTGGAATTATACAAATACAATGATCCAGTAGTAGTCAACAAGCATCGTCAAAAGGTATTAGAATCCATTACTAAAGTACGTGATGCTAATCAGTTAAAAAATTATCTTCAACGTAAGATGGCTCTCCATAAGGGTAGAGTTAAAAACAAAGTATCTAATGTAGTAGATAAAGTCCATAATGATATTAAAAATGGAGCTAAGACTGCAGTTAGTAATATTGCATCAGCTATACCGGGTAGTGGTAATGGTGAGCAAGCTGCACATGAAACGTTAAATATGATGTATAAGGTTGCATGTGAGAATGTAACTTATGATCGTATTATCAAGAACTATGAAAAAATTAGTAGACGCTTTGATTTCGATAAGATCGTTATTGAAAGAGTATTTACTAAAGATGATGCAGTTAGAGAAACTGCAAGAATCTGTAAGCTAATTGATACTTACAATATGTCTAGCATCAATAAGTTCAAAGTAGCTACAGAGAACTATCTCTTTGTATTAAGTAAAAATGCTTGTCCATATAATACAGTAGATATCATGGAAGCTGCAGCTGATTACTTCTTATTGAATAGTGATGATAAGGAATTATATTCTGTAGCACTAGAGTCTACTCTAAATGATATGGCTAACTATAATCCATTTGGTTCTAGTGATATTGCTAAGATTGTAGATAAGATCAATAAACCTAAAGAAACTGATCTTGATGAAGTTATAGACTTCAATACTAATAGAATGGATGCATACATTGCTCAATTCAAACATAACCCAACTCATACAGAGTTTGTTAAGATGATTGAAACTTTACCTAACGTTGTTGGTATGAAGACTTATATTAATCATATGGATATTATATTTGATACTCTAAATATGATTAATGATGATACCACACAATACTTCGTTACTTTACTCAAATTCAATGAAGCTTTACTTTCTTGCTATGAAGGTAAAGATAAAACAGATTTACTCAAATCTTTACTTGCAATATATGAACGATATGCTAATAAGATTGATAAAGATATCGTTGATAGAATGCGTCTCCTAGTTGCTAATATTAATGAATCTGTAGATGAAAGTCTTATTACTTTACCTACAAAGATTGATATGCTTTTAGAGTCTTTAGAATCTTTATCTGAGAAAGATGCTAATAGTCTTATTGAAGAATCTTTTGATAGATTCTCCTTAGATGATATTGATGGTATTACTCAATTGACTAAATTGGATCCATCCGTAATTAAACCATCTGGTTACCAAACAGTTTTGAAAGATACTCTTAGAACTGCTAGACGTAAACAATATAAAACATTTGAAGACTATGAAAAGATAGACTGCATCAAAGATAATCTAAATAAACTTAAAGGTATTGATGATTCTTCTGATGAAGATATGTCTTTAGATGAAGCTATTATCTCTACTAAAGTAAAAGAAGCTTGTGTGAATTCTTTATATGACTTCACTAAATATCCTACTACTCTTAAAGAGATGAATATCGTTAATACTATTGCTATGGCTTCTGAGAAAGTTAAAGCTAAACTTAGTGATGTATCTGCAGATGTATCTAACTTAAGCCGACAATTCGATGCTCAATTAGATCAACTCAAAGGTGTAGTTAATACTAAAGACTTAGAGTCTGAAAATAGAGAGGCTGTTATTGCTGGTAATATCTTACCTAAAGCAAGTCGTATTGTTAAATTAGCAATCACTGCTGGTGTAGGTTATTTTATTAACCCTGCAATTTCCGTTATTGTAGTCTTAGGTTATTTGGGTATGTCTTTAGATGCTCAATCTAAAGAACGCCGTAAAGTCTTAGAAGAAATTGAATTAGAATTAGAAATGACTAATCGTTATCTTAAGAAAGCTGAAGATGATGGTAGTCTTGAAAAACAAAGAGAGCTTCTTAAAATCAAGAAAAAACTCGAAAGTCAAAAAGCTAGACTCATGTATAATATGGCATTTAAACATGGTGAAGCCTTACCTGGTAAAAACAAGGACGATGATTAATAAGGAGATATATTATGGGTCTTAATGATTTCTTAGATCAGCTTAAAGAGCAAGCCATTTATATGGAAGCTGATGATGATAAGAAGAAAAAGAAAAATGATAAAAAAGAAGAGGATAAGAAAGAAGAAACTCCACCTCCTGTTGGGGATGGTGGAGACCCTCTTCAATCCGATACAGATGATAACGCAGATGATGCTCCTGAAGATTTAGGAGCTGGTGATCCTGATGCGGATGGTGATGGTACTGATGAAGAACCTGATGATCTAAGTGGTGGTGATGACCCTGCAGATGATGAACCAGGTGACGATGACGATGAACAACCTGAAGAACCTGATATGGATGCAACTGATGATGAAGAAGATGCCCCTGAAGGTGATGATGGTGGTGATCCATTAGCTGATGATTCAGATAGTGATGATGAACCAGAAGATTTAGAAGATGGCTCTCCTGATGAAGATGGTGATGATACTACCGATGAACCTGATGCAGGTGACGACACTGATGATGGTGATATGGAACCAGATGACTTAGGTGATGATGGTGGAGATTCCGATGATCCTGATGCCGGTGGCGATGATGGTGATATGGAACCTGACGACTTAGGCGATGGAGGAGACGGTGATGATGGTGGAGATGATACACCTGACGCTGGAGACTCTTCTGATGGAGGAGATACTGGTGATTCTACTGGTGGCTCCGATGGCGGTGAAGAAGGAGATATCAAAGGTTTAGAAAATGAAATCTTTGAAGATCTTACTGATGAACAAAAAGCCATCCGTACTAAAGAATTGAAAGATAGATTCATTGAGTTATATAACGTAACCTTAGCTTTCAAAGAGAAAGTAGATTACGTTAAGAAGAACTCTGATAATATGAAGATCATTACTAAGGTATCTAAGTCTCTAGACAAGTTATCTGATATGATCTCTTACTATATCACAAAGACATTCAATACTAAGTCTTATATTGAAAACAAATCTGACTTCTATTATTGCCTTTGGGTTTTAGATAGATTAAACGAATTAATGGGTACTTTAGCACCTAAAGAACCTATTAAAAAGTAAACTGTATACTCTTGTACAGTATAACAATATAGTAAATATTTTGGTGTCCCTATAGATACCTGATATAATCAAAATACAAAAAATAAATTTATAATCTCGAAAGGAGAAAGATTATGCCAGTTGTAGGTGAATCTAAACAAGACAACGTAGTATTTGGTCGTGGCTATAACACTTCCAGTACTCGTCAATATGCTTCTGCTATTCGTGAAATGGCAGAAAATATCCGTCAAGAGACAGGTGCTGAATTCTATACAGAAATGAGCCGTGTAATGATGTCTCCTGAATCCAATGAAACTATGCGTGATTTCTTCGTATCTGAATCCGCTGATATGGAAGAATTCCAAGCCCTTGGCAACCCAGGTGGTTATCAAGACCATATGGCTATGATGGAAGCTCAATACGAAAATGACCGTTCCAAATTATTGGAAAGTGCTACTCTTGGTGCATACAACCCAGTTATGGGCTTAGTATTCCCATTGCACAAAAACCTTTTGATGAACAACGTATTCGATAAAGGCGCTATCAACAAAGCTGTTGCTAAAACTCCTAAATTCACATTGACTATGAAGATCCGCAAAATGGTTACTCCAGATGGTCGTGAAATCGATATGTTCACTCAACAAAATGAAATGTTTGGTGCTATTCTTGCGACAGCTCCAACTCATAACTTGTTGGTAACTCTTCCTTTGGCTCCAACTGACACAACTGCTCAAGACAAAATCCGTAAAGCAGTATTTGGTCCTCAAGGTTTGATCCAAAACATCGATAACTTCTCTATCGAATCCGCAGTAACTCATATCGTAGTTAATGCTATTCCAAAAGCTGGTTACATGAAACCTAACGCTGCTGGTGATGCTGTTGAACCTGTAACAGCTGCTGAAATCGCTGCTGCTGCTCCTATCGACGTTGCAGTACCTATTCAAGAATGCCGCTTCGAACCAGGCTATGGCGAAATCGACCGTCAAATGATGACTGCTTTCTCCGTAACTGTTGAACAAACTGCAGGTACTCCTAAAACTATCTCCGGTCATTTAGCTGGTTTCTTCAAAAACAACCAATTCATGTTGTACTGCTCCGACACTACAATTCAAAAAGTAGTATTGGCAGTTCGTCGTGAAACAACTTCTGCTATGCACAACACTGTAAGCGTTAAATGGGATTCCCAAACAAACATCGTTGAAATTCCTGATGCTTACCCAATCAATACTACAATCAGCCCTGAAGAAGTAAAAGATATTCAAGCTCTTTATAACGAAGATCAATTGACTAATATCCTTTCCTTGTTCAAAACAGCTCTTGGTAACTTCAAAGATGACAAAATCCATGCTGAATTGGATGAATCCTTCTTACGTATGCCAGAAGCTAACCGTTTAGCTGAAGTATTTGACTTCGCTCCACCAGAAGGTTATGCATTGGATCAAGTAGAATACCGTCACAAAACATTCATGGATGCTTTGGACAACTACGCTCAATATATGATCCAAGTATTGAATGACCCTAATATCACAATCTCTGTAATTGGTAACCCTGCGATCATTCGCAAAATTACACCAACTACTTACACTTACCAAGCTCCAAGTTCCATTGGTCCTGTAGAATTGGACTTCACTCGTACAGTTGTAACTTCCGACAAACGTGTTTACAACTTCGTAAGCTCTGATAAACTACGTAACAACCAAAACTTGATCATCTTGTTAAACCCTCGTAATTCTGATCGCATTATCTACTGCATCTATGATTACCAATTGTACTTATCCAATGAAATCCGTAATGCTCAAAACCCTGCATTGCCTGCAGTACATGCATTCGAACGTTTCAAATTGGTAGGTTATCAACCAGTACAAGGTCGTGTAAAAATCATCAACCCAACAGGTCTTCGTACACGTTATGAAAACACTGATCCTATCGGACGTAACTTGATGAATGATTACACTACATTCATTCCTGATACTATGACAGCTGCTGGTACAGCTGGTGGTTACCCTAACGCTTCTACTTACACTAAAGTAAATGACGCTAAAGGTGACATCACTGCTCCAACAAAAGTTGAATATGTAAAACCATAATTTAACTAATTAGGATTCTAGCCTAGAGCCTTCATAGGCTCTAGGCATTTTCCTTTACTTTCAAGAAGGGAGTTCTAATATGAACAATTATGATTTCGGCGATTGCTTAGATATTATCGAGCAACTTCGTACAAATCAAGACCCAGATCTTCTAAGACAGTTGAATCATGAACTTAACTCTTTCTTTACTGGGAGTACTTGTAATACTGTATTGCTTTCTAAGAATACAGATACTCCATTCTTTGGTATCTGTGTAATGCCAGTGATTAAAGATAATGATATCTATGATATTCTTCTGAATGATGCATTTGAATACAATAGTGATGATTCCAAAGCTAAAGTTAATAAGTACTATGTAGAGATTGACTTCAAATTATTCAATCCAATCTTAGACTTATCTAATAGAGAGATCTTATCATTAATTCTACATGATATCGGTGCATTGGTTAACACATCTTCTCCTATCGATATTGCTAAAGCAGAAATCGATATGTACTTAGATAAAACTAATAGCGTTATCCGTAGAGCTAATACAGTAAACTATGCTGCATTATTAGCATTTGGTTTTAAAGATCTACTTTGGAAGATTACTTCTGTTATGTATAAAGACCATGATATGCTATTAGCTGATGACTTCTTGATCGGCTGTGGCTTTGGCATGGATCTTGAAATTGCTATCAAAAAATTAAAGAACTCTGGATATATCAACTATACAAATAGTGGTCCTAGAGATACATCTACTATTATTGCATGGTGCTTATCTGTATATAATGATGTATTATCTAATCGTATCATTACAATCAAAGGCTTACGTAAAGCAATGTCTTACACTGCTATTCGTCTAGTTAAGCGTGAGATCGAACGTGTTATTACAGCACTATCCCGAATCGATGACAATTCTCTATTAGAAGCTGGTCCAATCGATTGGGCTAGAAAACAATATAGGGACACAACGAATTCTTTCAAATATAGTGCTATCAAAGATTATGAAAATGATCTCTTTGAATTCCAAATACGTTTACGTAATATTGATGAAGAAAATGATGCATTGCTGTTATTGCATTCTATCAATACCCGTCTATCTATCATCGATGGTGTATTATCCGAAGATGATCTAGATGAAAAACTTAGAGCTAAGTATTCTATCTTACAGTCTAAATATATTAAGCTAAGAGAAGAGTTAGCTAAACGTGAAACTTTAAGAAGAGACTATAATCGTATCTATATCAACTATCCTGATATGGAACTAAAACGTAGATAAACAAAAAAAATAAATACCCCTAGGAGATTGATTCTCCTAGGGGATTTTCTTTTAGAATAATTCAAAGATCATCGATTCGCCATCTTCTAAATACTCTACTCCAGATGCATCTACTGATCCGTTGCAATAGATATCGATTAATTCTTCTTTAGATAATTCATATTCTTTTTCAATATCATTTTCTAATACCTTGATATGGAAAACATCAAAATCGCTTTCATGAGCATTGCCTTCCACATCGGCAGTTAATACGATATAATTTCCATCGCAGTCTTCTCCATAACACTTAACGCTATATGAAGAAAACTCATTTTTTGTGACCTTCATGTTACCTTCTAACTTAGGTGCTACAAAGTCTAATGCTACTGCTAATTTCATGATATGACTCCCTTCTGCCTTTAGGCTTAAAACTATAAACTATATCATCATATCACCTTAATAATATATGATTCTAAATATATCCTATTACAAGGATATATTATAACCATAGTTGTAGGATAATACAGTGTAGCCTACAATAGATTAATTATTATCTTATTTTATAGGAGGTAACACAAATGGCTCTTGGACAAGGCTTATTTAACCGTACTGGTGGATCCAGTCAAAAGAAATCTATCAATGTTTACTCTAATTACCGAATGACAAACTCCAAAGATATTAAAACCTTTGGTGGTTCCTCTATTGGTTTTACATTCTGGCAAGGTACTTTGAAAATTGGTATTGCTCCATTGAAAATGGTATCCGGTCAAGACTATCCAATGCCTGATCGTGATCGTGAAGTTAGTGCATATTTGAAACACACTAAAGCTCGTATCTTAGCTCGTGAAATTCGTCGTTTCTTAGCTGGTGAATTAACTTCCGTCGGTATCACTACAGGTGCTAATACATTCCTTACAGTTACTGATGGTTCCGACTTCGGTCTAGAACAACCTGTAATTTGTATTCGTAAATTGAATAAAGACCTTTCTGCTCTAGAAGAAGAAATCATCTTTATTTGTCGTACAGACTTACACTTCTCCGTTCATAACTTTGATAAAGAAGCTTTTGATGGTGAAAAAGACTTCGATAGTTATAAGAATATGGACTTAGAAGACTTCGTTCTTGTATTGGAAGAATATGCTAAATCTATGACTAATGCATATGCTTACTCTGTACATGAAACAGCTCAATATGCTAGTAGCAATACTAATGCAACTATTGAAGCAATTGCAGAAAAGTTAGGTGTTAACTCTAATGCTGGTAGCAGCTTTGGCGGTAGCTCCTCTTCTACATCTAGTGAATTCAAACGTGCATCTTTAGATGACATGTAATATTATAGGAGATAGAGTCATTCTCTATCTCCTTATTTTTTTGTAAGGATACTCATATGGAAGGTAAAACAGTCGCTCCTATATTTGAATACTCAAGTTTATTCAATACAGACTTATCGATATATGATGTAATAAAGTATGGGTTTA